CAGGTTCACGCTTCCACGATTTGTGCGTTGCTTTGGACCGTGAGAAGGTCCGTTCCTGGACATCCCTTTGCCACTACCGGCATAGGACGATCCCAGGTTCAGCCAAAGTGTCCCGTCATCTCTCAGCACTCGCAGAACCTCACGGAATACCTCAACCAAATGCTGCACGTACAACCCGGGCGTCGGCTCCAATCCAAGTTGCCCTTTCCATGCTCCGCACACCTGGCAAAATTGCCCCTGAGATCCGCCGTCTCTGTTCCCCCAAGAGTTGCGCCCTCCGGTGAGCGTGGATTTGCCCTGTCCATGCGTGACCTTTGCAGCCCTTTTAAGCTCTTCTCCCCATTCATGGTCACATTGCGAGTACCAATCCCCCGATTCTCGCCTATATGCCAATGCCTCAGGGGTTTCCCACACACCTGGCTCTATTCCATAATCTCTCAGCCCCCAATAGGGCGGAGACGTAATTACACAATGCACGCTGTTTTCCGGCAATTCTTTGAGCACATCCCTGCAATCGCCACACCAGACCATCGCTTTTTCGTTTCTAAGATACAGCTCGGCCATGATCACCTCAGCGGGGCTACGCCCTCCAACGTCTTGTCCCGTTTCCATTCGTACTTGGTTGTCCCGTCCCTTTTCCAGAACTCTATCACACCCACCGGATCGCTCATCATGGTCGGCCCGGCCGGACAACATGGCAAGTTAGGCGGATCTCCGTAATCCAGCTCGCCATAGGAGCACAAGATCTCGCTTAGACGTGGAATCTGGTAATTGATCCAGGCCGACTGCGACCAGGAGAATGCCACACGGAAGCGATGGCCACAGCTTTGGCACGCGATTTCCGCTAACGCGACCTCTGTGGCATAGATGTTAGCCACCCGATCTGGCGAGAATTCACAGTACCGGGGTACGGCATGTTCATCCCACCACCGTGGCTCGCCGAGCTTGCCAATGATATCCCTGTAATTCGCATGCATCGTGCGCCTCCTTTCAACAATGCGCTCAAAACGATACCCGCGCGGACCATGCAGACATGTCCTGCATCTGATTACCAACCCGTTATTTGTCGTATTCATCGATCTGCTCTCGAAACATCTCGATGGCTAGACCTCCGAACGTTTTTACGATGTGATACACTATAGTGCGTACTGTCTCGGTGCGTGCGTCACCGTTCAGGTGCGACCAGACAGTAAGTGCGTTTCCAAAATCCATCCATGCCAGCTTGAAATCAATATCATCGTACTTCATCGTCATACCCTATTATACCGAACATAACCGCAACGATCCCGACCACTACTCCGAACGGGACAAGGTAATGCACGCCACGTCCAATTGCGATAACGATGGCCATTTCCACCAAGATCGCGATTACAAACGCTATGCGCACGAATCTATTCTCCTGAACTTGATTGCCCGCACCCAAGGGTTTGTATCCCAACCTAATCCCCTTTTTGCATAAATGGAGTCCCAGAGACTTGCAAATCCTGCTATATAATCCGGCACCTCCGGGCACGGAGCGCCCCATGGCTCAAACCCGCCAGAATCGTGCATTTCTGGCTCTGCGCCCTCAGCCCGTGCATCCTCTTGCGTAATCTCTTGCAATCTTTCCACGCGCACGCCCGCAACCTCCAGTGTAATGCGTGAAATCCAACGCGGCATGTGGATAGACGGACGCCAGCGACGATCTAGATAACGTATTGCCTTGTCCCAAAATACGGTCTTTGGCACTTTACATAGATGCACAACAGTGGCGGGGCCAAATTCGCCATCGGCCCGATATGCCACACCAACCGAGCGAATGTCCGGATAAAAGGCCAGCACCGCCCACGTCTCCCGCACCCAAAACCGATCCCCGATTTGCGGACATGTAGGCCAGCGCATGCACCAATGCCGCACATCCTCATCTGTGGCGTTGATCATCGCCATGCTACTCGGCTTGCCCTCAGTTTTCACCACCCATAGATCGCCCCAGGAATAGGGGCGGACCGGCTGAGGTTTAATGGGCCTGCGCGTCTGTGTTTTCCTTTTGTCGAGAATGGCACGTATCATCTCCGCGCCAAAAAGTATTGGCCTACATTTCATTTTCGACAGCCTTAAGAACCGCGAGGCAGATCGCCATTGGCGCTGTCTTTGCGATCTTTACATCCAGGTTTCTCATCTCAGTCCCACCACAAAGCGATCTTTGTAACCGGATCTTCGACGATCTCCGGCATGTCGTGACCAAAATTCATGGCCAAGTAGTACCCTTCTGCGCCAGTAAGCGGGCGCTCAAACTCGATATGCAATTCGTCGTAATCTGCGATGGCGGTCTTGATTGGCAGCCGTCTCAGAAGTTTTCTTATTCTCCCTGGGCTTGGTTGGCTATGTGTATTCCAGCGTCCAGTACTCAGATCGATGTTCCCGTCAATTTTTACCATTGTCCCTCTCTTTTCTTTTCAGAAGCCAGATATCATGACCGGCAATGGCTTTCATTTCCTAAACTCCAACACGATCATAATGATCGCCATCACGATGAAAATCGCTATTATGCTAAGGCCAAGCGCTTCGACAAGATTCCAATCAACCATTCCAATCCATCCATGCTTTGCAAAATTACAAGTGCGCCCAGACTTGAACTGGGATCGGCGGTTTTGGAGACCGCTGTTCTACCAATTGAACTACGCACTCATAATCGAACTAGCTATAAGTCAGATGCCCTACCGTTGAGCTACGCCGGTGGATCTTCCCATCCCCTTCCGATCTCGAAGCCAGAGATGCCTTTCCATTTTCTGCCAAGCCGATCTACGAATGAGACAAGGATGTTGTTCTCGCCTTCGACAACGCGCAGATCTTCGTATTCTACCGGCCTCAACGTCTCCGAATCCAATATTGCACCGATACGGCTCTTGTACAAACACACCACAATTCCACTATTTCTATCCCCAACCACAGCGTGATACAGTTGACGAGATGGCTCATCTCCATGTTGCCTGGTAAAATGCAAGGCCCACGCTTCGTATTCTTCTCCGCCGACCGCCCGCACTGGCGTATTGTCACACAAGTCCTCTCTCAACACTCCGTCCGCCCAAACCCATCCACCCCAGTTCGAGTACGCCATCGCAATCTCTACTCACTTTCTATTAGGTATCCCCGCCTCTCGCCCAAACTTGGCCCCGCGGCAGATCTGTCGCTACAATAGCTAAGATCGGTAATCTACTAATACGACACATGACAACACAAGCACTACAATCGCGAGCGCAAGTCTTACTTCCATTCTACATCCCTGCCATCTTCTTCCAATATCTCTACTAGCTGTTGGAGCACTTTCGTTGCAGAGGCAATGTCATCTTTCCTCAGCCACGCAAGGGCAAGTTCGATCGCCGCCACCGCTGGCCGCTCTAGCCCATCCTGTAGAATTTTAACCGCATCTTCTCCAGAGACCGTCTCCCCAGAGATCAGTTTGTCGTAGACATTCATTTGCACTTCCTCCACCGCTCACATGCTTGAAAGAATGATGTCTTCTCTATGCCCCCGATCGTAACGTACATGCCGGGACACAGAGTCTTCCCCGTCTCACACCAATACACAACTGTTATCTTATCTCCTTTCAAACAGAACTTGGACCGCAAGCGGGTAAATCCACAATCCTCGACCTGCTGACGGGCAGTTATTGCGTCTGCTCCATGCCGCTCCACTGCGTGTGGGCGGTATTTAATCTTACGCACGTCCGGGGCTTGTGTTGGCATCGCAAGCGCAACGAGTGCAAGCAGCACAAGCCCGATGATCAGGAAAAGTATAAAGATCTTCCCGAATCCGCCTCCGGCTGTTATTACGCTCATGGTCACCTCCTAAATCCTAATCTTTCGCACTACTGCCCTCCAAGCTGGCGAGAGGAGTTGAACCTCTACCTATCCGCTTACAAGACGGATGCTCTACCAGTTAAGCTACGCCAGCAATAAAGCCAAATCACTTATGGCTTCTTTTTAGTATTAGTGCCAGGATGAGGAGTAGAGTAAGTGGAATAGTAACCTGAAGCCAAAGATATGTTGCCATCGCAAAAACCTTTCCGCACAGATGTCCCTATTTCCGTGGGGCAAGATCATTCTACGCTAACCAGCCCCGACTTTTTCCAATACCAGCCCCCATCTTCGTAGCACATCTCCTCCCACCACCAATTGCCGACATCCAATAGACCACATTTCGGGCAAACCAAAGTCTCCAGGCCAATGCGCCGACCCGCCCAGCGCGGTTGAGTATAGGATGTAACTACCTCCGATGTTTCGTTACATTTCGGACAAAGATCGGGCATTGTTGTCTCCCTTCAAATAGCCTATTAAGAGATATCCACTTTAGTCCCGTGACGCCCATTTTGCGAATGCTTTAAGCAATTGCCAAAATCCTGCAGCCGCTATCAAGCCAGCGCCAAGGGGAATACAGATAGTGTGCATTTTGTCCTCCTTTTCTAACTCAGGTATTTATGTCGGTTTCAAGAAACCAGTCGGGTTCCTCTTTCCATACTTGCTCTTTCCACATTCGGTTACAGTGCTTGCAAATGAATGAGATTCTAGCAGATGCCGGAGGTATCTTTTGTATCGATATCTCCATCTTCCTTGCACAATATGGACAACGCATCTCATCCTTCCCTTTCAGAGGTTAACCTTATAGTACTATGCAATCTACTCACTTTCCACCCACATTGGGTACTCCCACCTCTCGCCCATCATGAAACCAGATACGCCCTCCCACTTACGGTCATCCGTAATCTTAACGTAGACGTCATCCTCACGATCCACTGGCTCAAGTGTTTTGGAGTCCAGAATTGCACCGATCCGATTCTCGCGCAGGCACACGATAAATCCACTATTCCGATCCCCAACGATAACATGATACGTCATGCTGCTGTTCGGCAGCCTGATATCGCACAGATCCCATCTGAGTCGATTATTCACCCATGCCCATCCGCCCCATTCTGAGTATGCCATTAGTCTTCCCTTTCTTCATGGTGGCTTCTTAGAGACAGCCGCCCGATGACATATGCTCGACTACGACCAATTAAGCTGCTTTACCACATTTTCATCCTATTTCACTTGTTAATCCAATCTACCTTTGTTACCCTAACCGTCACAAAAGGCAAGAACCATAAGTTATTATAGAGCGGCGATTTCATCGATCCTCTCTATCGTGTTCTTGACAATCCCAATCGATAGTCTGGACATACAGCGTTAGCCTCCATGCCGCAGGCATGACAGATAATGCCGAACCTGCTGCCGATGGCCTCCTCGGCCCCACACTGGGGACAGGTCGTGTAGTGACAAGTGGTGAGTTGTCCATGCCATCGTCGCTTGTACCCCCGCTTACGATGCGGTTGCTCTCGCGGTTTGATCATCATACACCTCCACATCCCAAAACTCTGGCAGGGCAAAAACTACTACCACAAGATGACGCCATTCCACACCATCATACACATAAACGTCATGCTCATACACGTAGACGCCATGCGTGTCCTGTTTCAACAGTACGTCCGTCCATCCACAAGCTGCCATCTTTGCGGCATCCTTGATATCCCAAGCGACCCAATCTTCTGCCCCGTCAAGGGTAGGGCCAGGAGAAACCTTGTATTCCCTCAACATCTGGGTACTCATCCCATATCCTCCCATCCAATTCACGCCCAGCATCTTTCCTGCCGAGCCTCATCATAGTATAGCCGCTCTCTCCGCATTCTGGACAGCTCCCTAGCCACATTGACATATCAATATGGCTCAACATTGGCTCTACTGACACGAACCGTACCACTGCTGGCGTTTGCAACAGGATGTTCGCAGGGTCTCATTATCTCTCTCCTTCAATCGCGCGGCATATTCAGGCGTGCATGCAGGGAAACGATGCCATTCATGACCATCGTATACCCAGATGTCCACATATACAAAGCCGCCACCCCATATCCGATCCACGACGGCGAGCCCGGCGGCGTCCTCGGCATCATATGCAAAATATTCTATCGCAGTATCCAACTCAGGACCATCGAATGAAACCCAGTATTGTTCTGTTTCTCGCATTTTGGCACCTCCTAATGCTCATGCGTGAAGTTTCTCTGTCGAACACCATGCTCTCCATTCACGATCGCACTGCCTGTATCGCACGCCCCCAACTTACTCCCGCATCCAGACCTCGCCCGGCGGGCGAGGTCTCTCAGGGCCGCTCGATCACGACATATCCGTGGGTGAGCAGCGCGACGCGCGCGCGGTCGCGCTTCATCATGTCGTTGATCACGCCTATGAGCAACAGGATGTTCGCAGGGTTCACGACCTCGGTGGTATGGAGCAGATCGCCGATCTCGCCGTGCCGCATTATGCGCACGACTGTATCGTACTTCTCGTGGAACACGCCGACCGACCGTAGTCTTTTTACCATCGCGTCTCCTCCCCATTAACTGCGTACAATACAGATTGCATTACCACCCTCCGCCTTTCACTCGCTCTTTTATCAGCGCTCCTATCTGCTCAATCGCTTCTGGCCCCATCTGTGCTTCAATCTGTTCGAGCAAATACGCCAGCCATTGCTCCATTTCTCCTTCCTTGCTCAAATCGCGCAGGCGGTATGTTGCATATCTCAAAACGGCCGCATTCCCTAGCATGGCCAGGTTCCGCCTGGTATCATTTTGTTTACTCATTTCTGTCTCCTTTTAGTAGGCCAGGTTGGTATCACATGTCCTAGATCTCATTTTCCCCTATACAACATGGAATCCAATATATCTACCGTCCAGTACGCTATCCATTCCCAAACGTGGACACGGCCAGCGCCCTTGCACAGCATGCATTCTCCGCGCTGAATCTTACCAAGCAGCGACCATTTGTACTGACCAGACCCATTACACGTCGGACACTTCAGTATTCTCAAATTCCACCCCCATCCCCGCAATTCGTGCCCCAATGTAAAACAGCAGCTTTGCCAGCCAAAGCCTCGCCATCCACATCCCTGCGTGCCTGATGCGCACAACGACCGTAATGCTCCGCATTGCCTCGCTCAGCTTTATACTCACGCTACCACCCTTTCCAATTACACTCGCTTTCCCACTTCAAAAGGCTACCGGCGTGCCGATACGCGCGTTCCCCTATCCTGCAGTACAATCTCCAGAATCTCCTTCTCGCCTTGGACAGTTGGCGCTTCGTCCACCTGCCATTTCCACTCCAACACGCAAGCTCTGCCCAGGGCGGCGACATACGAGTACCCATGCTCCACCCCTAGAGTTACGATATCTAAAGTCTCCGCGCCGCCGTCAAGCCCACGCATTGGTTGGTCGGTAGTCCAATGCGACTTTACGGCATGCCCCTACGGCCCGGCCACCTACGTCACGAACGGCGCAGAGATTGTTTGCTATTTTTCTGCCCATGCGACATCTATCCACGTGCCACTATCTGGACATTCGATCCAGACCTGCTTTATCTTGCACGCCTCCAGCCATCGCATCTGCGATTGATAACCCAGCGGCAACGGTAGGATTTTGGGAAAGAACAAGAATTTGTTAACAACGCGTTTTTCCCTGTATTCTGGCATCCTTTTCGGAGGGAATCGCATTTTACCTCCTAATCGCCGACCAGTGTTTTTACCACGTCGATGGCCTCGTCGAGTGTCTGAAGCCAGAACCCTGCCATTTCTACGATCATCGCATGTTGATGTGGATTTCCATTCGGCTCCATTACCAGCACAACAGGTTTTCGGTACGCGTGCGCCCACGCGATCTCGCACACCGTCCCAACAGAGACGCGTTCCGCGCCAAGCAGGTTTGCCAGCACCACGCCACAACGCAAAACATCCCAGTGGTCGCGTGTCAGTATCCCGCGCGCACAGCTCAGCGGGGTGTCGTAGCTGTCAGCGATGGCCTCTTCGCTGCTAAGGTAAGTCTTACCGCGCATTGGCGATAAGCACCGGATAGGCGCGAGCCTTTGCGTTGCAATCCTCCTCCACCCAACGGCCTTTTCGTAACTGATCCCAGAGATCGGGCCGGCAAGGTACACAATCGCATCCTTTTTTGGCTTCTTTTCAAGCGATAGTGTTTCTTTTGGCCAGAACAACTCACACATGCCGTGGTCTGGCCAACCAGAATACATAACGTGTTCATACCCTAGCATGAAAAACGCCGTACAGATCCAGCCGCGCGTTTCCCCAAAGCGACCACCATCTGTGTCTGGGTGAGACCCATCTGCAATATGATACTCGCAGATGCAACAGCAGCCTCCCCACTCCGGATGCTTTTCCAGCATGCATTCGTTGCCGTATCCCCTTCCGCCATCGATATACGCCTGACTAAATGTCTTTGCCATTGCCCCACCTGACAATTCTCACAGATCGCACCCTTTCCAATGTATCTCATGTTCTATATGGCACTCGTCGCAGTACGGAATTGTGTCGCCAGGATGCGGCCTGCCTGGTCTATCTGGATGGTTCAGGCAGCGCCCGCGCCCAATACACCACGTAATGCTATAAAACGTGCCCGTAAGCCGATCCGGCTCCTCGACCGTGGTCGTGCTATACATCACCGCGGCCTATCGCGATCGGCATCCCAATGATCATAGAAATCAGAAACAACCATGCCAATTTCCTTTCATTTCGTGTTGTCAACGACGCCATCTGGTGTTATCCCCATTGCTTATCGCCTAGATAGAGCAAACGGTTATGGTTTAGAGAAACAGATGAGGCAAAAGCCAGTCGCTTGATACACCCTCAAGCGCCACTCGTCCATCCCTGCTGTATTCACGCCCTCCTTACATTCGATGCAAATGGATTGTTTCACTGCCTCCTCTACCGTCATCCCATAGCGCTCGCGCTCAAGGGCTTCGATCCAGAGGCCAACCGGCTCACAAGCTGGCATCACTTCATTATTCATCCAGCGCCTCCCGCATAGCCTTACAGAATGCACATTCGCAGCCAGGCGTGGGATATATGTCGCCAAGGACATCAAGCAGTATCTGTTTCTGCGCCGCGACTTTGGCTCTCAGCAGCTCGAGTTCGATGAGTAGGCTGGTAACGTCAAAAGTTGGTTCGTCCATCTAACAACCCCTCTCCGGCATCGGGTAATCTCCCGGGCCCATGTTATTCCTCCAGACATGAGATAATGTCGTCTAGCTCGTTTCGGAGCGCTTTCAGCCGCGTGATGGTGTCGCGTTCCCGATCAACATCGCTACTGTCGTACCAGCAGTAGTCCCTCTCTAGTGCGGCCTGGAAATCCTCGATGACACCGGGCTTGTCAGAGATCGACCATTTGTCATAGCGCCCCCAGCGATAGAGGAGGAGGCAATGAATCTGCTGCCCGCCCTGCCGATTCCAGGAATCGATCTCCTGGTAGGCCGCCCAGACCCAGCCATTGTTCTCATCGCGCCATGCGTTCATCTGGTTGGTCTCTGTGATGTAGGCTGGGAGGTGACGCATGCTCTCTGGCACCGCCTCCATGAAATCGCGGTAGGCCCGGAACTGCTTGCGACGGTGGTCGTAGGGAGCGTCCATCATCTCTTCGCTCGTGATAAGTGCGGTGTCCGGCCCCCAGGTGTATGTGTGCAGCGCGATGCCATCGCAGGCTACCAAAGAGAGCATCTTTTTGAAATACCACACCCACTCATCGGTCTCAATATTATAAGGCGCAACAGCAGCCGTAATAACCTGATGCTCACGTCCAACGCCCTTGATAGCCTCTCTGCATTTCTGAAAGCATCTGGCGTATTGCCACGCCTTGATCACTTGTCCCTGTGGCCTCTCTTGCGAGTGATTTGGCTCGTTGCCGATGATCCAACGGTGACAGCCCTTTGATGCGGCAACAAAGTTCGCACAGCGTGTGGCAAAGCCATCGTAGCGCTCTGGCCCTGGGATTGTACCGTGAGGGTAGTAGCCGTTGTTCAGGCGGACAATGACGTTGAGGCCAATGTTGGTAAGCCTGCTATAATCCCGTCCACTCATGTGGGTTGGGTTATGCCCAATGGCCTCTGTGACTAGCACCCATCCCGGTTTGCCAGCCCGGAGCATGAGGTACTCACCACCTGGATCGTGAAAGCCGTATAGATATGGCATTTGTTACCCCTCAATTATCCTGTCAAACATCTTGCTAAAGCAATCTGGGCAAAGGTGCAATTCGTTGTGCTCCAGCCTCACCACAAACCATCCAAGATCCTGCACCGCCAGGCTCGCCTCAAGGCTGGACAGTCTTTCTGGTCCGATCTTGTAACACCCAAAGCATACGGCCCAATATGCTGTAGCATCTCCTTCATCGATCATATTTGTCCATCTTTACATCATACAAGAACCCTCCTAGCGACACAAGAAGGCAAACGCCGACAACAAACAATATCAATGCCAACCCGAGCACCGCAAACCCCATGTCATCTTATCCTTTCTGTCCTATTCTCGCGGGCTTTTTCCTACCAGGCGCGCGATGATGAAAGCCCCTATCGATACGACGATCGTAAACACGATCAGGCCGTCCACAAAGTTATGCATAAAATCCTCCCCGATACTGCGGTCATAGCACATCCCAGATCCCGGCATTTCGCGCCCACAGCATTAGCGCCACTACAAATAGGCACAGCAATACCATTGCGATTCCGGCCGCACTTAGCACTGCGGACGAAAATTCACGATTGTCCATGCTTTTCATGCGAACTCCCCTCTGTAAACTGACTGTACCATTCTTTCAATTCTTTCAGGCTCTTCGTGGTCGCCAGCAAGTAGATCGCGGCTCTCCACATATCGAGTTTTTCAGAATCTCCTGCGGCCTCAAATCTCCTTGATGTGGCCTCTACGATCGAGCGCCGCAGATCGTTTTTCTGTTCCCAGATCGCGACCATCAGTCATCCTCCAAATATCCAATTGCGAAGCCGACCAGTACGAGTGTAACGATGACGGTCGCGGAAACACAAATGGATGTAATCAAGCCTTTCATTCCGCATCTCTCCCAACTGCTACAATGCACATCACCAGGACTCCAAAGAAGAACCCCACGAATATACCCGCCACAAACGCTGCGACCATATATACCTCCTAGAAAAATGATAACTGCCTATACTTGCTATCTGTTTTCAACCACACGACCTCAGTTCTTGGATGATCCTTCATCATATCGGCCCCCTTGTTGTTGTTGTCGAGTGTCCTTGCAACAGCAAAGCATGACACCCGGAAGGCGCGCTTTTCCCACCCGGCGTCCTCGAGCGGTTTGTATACCGGGTGATCGTACCCGCTTAGCATCACGCCGCCATCGTATTCAAGCAGGGCGCCGACCAGATCTCTGTGGTCTTCCAGGGACATTTCGTACTTGTATTTGCCACTTTTTCTTGTGTCTGATACGTATGGCGGATCGCAGTACGCAAGATACCCCGGCCCAGAATAGTACTTCAAAACCGTTCTAAAGTCCGAGCATTCGATCTGCGCCATCCTGAGTCTATCCGCTATTTGCGGTAACAAGTCCAGCATGGAAAGGTATCTAGATGTCGTCCCTGCCATTCCCCTGCTTGTTTTCGTGACGGCCCGCCTCCAGCTATGGGCGAAATCGCCACTAAACGATGACTGCGCGATGTACCACCATGCCCACGCCCTTTTTACCGGATCTTCGATGCTCATATAGTTTTCACGACACCAATCGAATTCCGCCCTCGAGATCGGTGTTAGGGTCGCCAACCGGCGGAACTCTTTGAATGTATCCGGATCTCTGAGCACCCTATAGAAATTCACGATATCTCCGTCGATGTCGTTTAGCGTCTCCACTTTCGCCGGTTTCTTTGCGAAAAAGAGCGCCGCCGATCCGCAGAACGGCTCCACATAATAGTCGTGCGGCGGCATGATTTCCAACAGCTTTTTTGCCAACATACTCTTCCCGCCAAAGTACGCAAATGGCGCTCTCATGCCCACTCCAGCAAAAGCCTGCACAGGGATTCGGCGGGCGTGTTTCCAAACGAGATCGTTCCGTCGCGCATGAAATAGCTCGCCCACGTCCCGTCGTAGCACTTTCCGACGACGAGCTCATCCATCGTTTCTTCCATTATCTTTTGAAGGTGCACAAAGACACTGCCGACATCCTCACTGTAGCGATGGGGCCACTCCTCCGTCCTACGATGCCCATCTCCATACCAGATCAGCGTGTACGTGCCATCCTCGTTCGGCACAGCCTCGTCGAATCCGTGTTCGTTTGCATCCGGCATGTGGTCCCCAACCGCCATAGCGACCTGTACATCCAAACTCCTCACTTTAGACCTCCCATGCTGATGGGTGGTACGCGACCACGACATCTACTTCTTTTTCCGCTCCCGTCTCGTCCTTTACGATGAAAGAGTAGTGGCGATGTTGCAACACGAGCTGCTCTGAGATCGCGAGCGCCGCTTTTACCGCCGCTTCGCCTGGCGAGTTGCACACCACCTCATACCATGTTTCCCTGTACATTGGGTCATCCATTTCTTCATGCGTCCCAACGTAGTATTTTTTCATTGGCTATTCCTCCAGGTAATATTCCATTATGCCGTTTGTACACTGGAATTTCACAGAGTGACCGGTGTACCACACGATGTGACCGTCACCGTGATCTATCCACACTTTCTCTGGCAGAATCTTAGAAAGCTCGATGCAAATGCGCAGAATCTTCCCTTTTAGAGCCCTCTTTTTCTCAAGGAGATCCTTTCTCTTTGCGTATATCTTCCCGGACTCCTCAAGGTAGGCATTGTATTCATCTACAGTGCACTTGTGTCTTTCTTCGGGATATGGCAGATCTAGAATCTCATTCCCCATCCCGATATCGCTCTCGACAAGCGGTATAACCGCGTTCATCAATTTTTCAAACGTCTCTTTCGGTATCATCGATAAGCCTCGCTATGAACTTTCCAATCCTCTCCAAAACCCTCTTGGAGATCCCGGTGCGACCAGCGGCCCTGCCGAGCCTTGCGCACGCCACGAGCAGGGCGATCTCTGGAACCTTCACGATGCGGAATGACGCATTTTCATCAACGTTATAAATCACGCCATAGTTCATGTACTTGCCCAGGACGAGCGCATCTGCAAGCGCCCTGGCTATAGCGATCCCAACCCCAGCGCGAAAGTCATATGGGTCTTTGTATGGAGCGGACGTGCCCCACATCCCAAGGACAGAAACAAACGTCCGCTCCCCTTGTCCAAAAACAGACACCTCAATCAATTTTTACCCCCTTGTACATAAACGCCTTTGCGACGGATACGGATCTTTCGAACGCATCCAACCTTGCTTTCGCGGTCTCGTACTCCGCCCTCGCTTTGATCAACTGATCCCTCAAGCCTTTCACAACACTATCGTTCAGCAGAATGTACTCGCGCTGCAGGCTGCGGGCCGCTTCGTTTCTACCATCGATCATCCCTTGTTCCTGCGCCTCATACAGCGCTCTAGTCTCTTCCGCCGAAAGTAGCGACTCCGCCATCTGTACTTTGTTTTTCGCCTCGGCGACATTCCTGCTCTCCGCATCCAAAATCTCCCATGCGACCGCAAAGGCAGACGTGTCGCTAAACAGCTTTGTGATTACGTCACCAAAATCGTTCATCTCTTTCTCCAGTATGTAAGCGCCTTAGATACCGTTCTACTCAAATCGACCGCGCCATACCCGACCAGAAAGGCGGACACCACGTCAAGACTTAACAAGCTGTCGACCGCGCCCGCGTTCATCACAAGGTACAGCCCAAACTCGATCACGCCCGTGAAAAACGACGTGAGATACTTCAACTGGAATGCCGGCCATGCGTGCCACGAGTTCTTCTCTCCGACAATCCGCAACCCCTCCAACACGTATGGCAAAACGTACCTGCACAGCATTCCGATCAACAACCACGCTATTCCCGTCATTGGCCTTCCTCGTATTTCTTTAGTACATCAAAGCTGGTAATCCTGACTTCGTATCTGGTAAATGTCTCACCCTCTCTATTTACATATAGCTTTGGATTGCCCGTTTTAGGATCTGGTATGATCGATCCCACGATGCGAACGCCATCCCCTATCCCAACAGAGCTCAAGATGCGTTCTGCAAAGTTGTCCCACGCTACACACCTAAACCACGATACCTCTCTCTCGTCATCGCCGTATCTACGAATAGACCTGACGATGACCACTGCCACTGTTTTCCCAGTGTTGTTTTGGGAGCGCAAGATCTTCCGCGCGTATCCTGTAATAGTAATTCTATTGCCCACCTCGCCTCCTCAACACCCTGTATTGCCCAAATGGCTTTCTGATACGCTGTGGCTCTGCAAGGATTCCGTTGTTCCTTAGAGCGCTCACGACACTATTTGCAATCGCGATGCATCTACGTTTTTGTCGGTCTGGCAACTCATCGAAGCTCGCATCCGACCACGTCGCTTTCGAGGTCGCCATTTGCGCCCTGGCCTTGTGCACGGCCTCCACGACTATTCTTGTGAGGCGATCCATTTTCCCTCCATCACGGCAACACGGTGCCCATCGATCCTTAGCCTTCCCTCGGCGACAAGCTGCCGGACATAGTTGAATGCCGTAGCACCAGATGCACCGATCGCCTCCCCGATTCTCTGATACGTTGGCGTCGTCCCGTGCTCGTTCAGATAATCGATCACGAACTCATAGACTTTTTCCTTGGCATTACCCATATTACTCCTCGATACCTCCCGCTTCTATGGTATATCCCATCGGCGAACTTTTGTATCTTGTCGTTCCACCAAAGGTTGTTTAACGTCCTCATCAGCGTTGTATGGACATGTACCTTGCCATAAAGCGTCAGGCCCGGAAAGCCATACCGCTTTAGACGAAAGTCGATCCCGTTCCCTTTCAAAAGGTAAAAGAGCTCTTTCATCGTATATCCAACGTCTGGACTTGTGAGCCTCTTCAGCTCCTCCAATATGAGTAGGTCTCGACCTTCAAGGACTTGCTTTTTCCCCTTTTTTAGGCACTCTATTTTTGTGCTTACGATCTCCTCTAAGCTTATCATATACCGCTAGCGCCACTCCCACCGCATCGCTCACGTCCTGACTATCGTAGCCAGCGCATTCGCACATTTGTTCTTTTGTCGCGTTGCCTGCGCCTGTAAGTGCCAATTTTGCTGTGGACGGGGCTATCTCGTATACCCCACTCGCTCCAGCGCTCAATGCACACGCGTACATTATGCCCCATGAGTATCCCAGTAAGATCGGCGTCCTGTTGTTGCGCGTATTGCGCCCGAAAAATGGTCCTTCTATTCCAACGTAAAACCTGCCATCTAGACCGCAAAGTGAGTCCGTTGCCTCTTTCCAGATCTTTTTCAGCCTGCTATCTATTTTCCCGCTTACACGTATCAGCCTCGTCCATACTACATTTCTCCTCTCGTCTACGGCGGCCATCCCTATGATGCGCGTCCCATTATCTATGCCAACGTAGAGATCGCGCATGCGACAACCGTTCGATTTTTTCCGATTGGACCGCCGACGATCATATGTAAATGGCCCTCATCCGTAAGTACAAGGCTACACCATATATAATTCCACGGGTCGTCCACGAATATACTATCTACATCGCCCATGTACTCCACGTTTCGCGGGAAACGTTTTCTTACGTCAAGGTTATTCCAAACGAGTATTCTCCTGTTTTTAAAGATCCGCGCAATCTCTCCGATAAACGCCCTGGCATCGGGGCTCTTGCCTGTCGCGGAAAAATCCTCTCCTAAAGCGCACTTTATGATGCCCACTCCGTGGTCAAAGCAGTTCGTTGGTGTGTATGGAATGTATCCGCTCGCAACCATTAGAATGGAATCCAGTCACCCTCTCCTTGTTGTTTTTTCTCCTCGCCTTTCTTGCTACCCCGTTTCCCCAGGATTGTGACATCCCTCGCAACCACGTCGAATGACGACCTCACGTTCCCGTTGTCATCCTGCCATGTGCGCGGGTTGCCATGCTCGTCCCCCTGCAAGTAGCCGACAACTTGCACTGTCCCGCCGTCGGAAAGGCGCTCCTGACAAATTTCAGCCCTTTTCCCAAAGACGGTCACCCTGAACCACGTGGTACGCAATTCCCTGTCCTCGCCCTTGCCATAAAAAGAATGCGTAGGCAACGAGAACGAGAAGACTAGGACGCCGTTAGGCGTATACCGCGCCTTTGGCCTCGCAATAGTACCCACCAAGATCACTAGCTGGCTATTCACGGCAGCCACTCCTTTTTGCCTCAAGTATACCACACCTACAAACGTTTTGTCAAGGGTTTTGGCCAGAACTGGCAAAATTTTAAGGTAAATTATGTAAACACGCTATATAACTTGTTACAGCAACACGTAACAGTACGTAGCGGTACGTCCAAAAGCAATTTTGCGACTTTGAAATTCGCCATTGACATCCCCTCGTTTTCATGCTATCCTTGGCGCATACGCAACAAAGATCGTTTTTTGCTCCTCCTGTTACCGGTAAATTGCGGCCGGGATCAGGACACAAGGGTGAACGATGCTGAGGAGTGGGCTTCACCTACACGTACAAGCCGGATCGCCTTATAAGCACAAATGGCACTTGTGCGGCCGGAAACGGATTATGGCGAGGGGTACGACAGTACATAACCCGCGAGGGCGGCCTTTGGACTATTTCCGGGGACGTGGGGCCGATAAAACTGTCGGTAAATGGGTGGTTAGTGCCAAAGTACCAGCCTGGAAAGAGTGAGCGGCAAACACCCCTAGAACTGGGGTCTTATAGAACAACCTTCTCTATTTACGACAGAGATCTTTACTCCTTTAAGAGAGCGAATGTTATACAGCATATATGTTTGACAGCTACTTTTTCTTCCCCATTTCCAGGAAAAACCAATGAGAGCGCAGATCGCCCTCGGTAACAGGTAGCGTTAAATGGCGAAGCCTGAAAGGTGGACATGAAAATAGCGTGTGTCGATGACGTATTATCCCTTTCCGGGAAAAGGGGGTGGGGGATACAGTCGTCTGGGAGTATACCGGAAATAAGGAAGTGGCTGAAAAGGAAGTTGCTGTATAGGGACACGCATTGTCTTGTATGTGGTACTAAGTTGGTACAAGGCCATAATATAGTCATGCACGAGGGTATAGTTAGTAGAGCTCAAATTATGGGAATGCCGCTGAATAAGCGGCGTTTGTTTTATTGCGCCTTTAACTGCATTCTGATTTGTGCGGATTGCAACATATACAGACCTCCAAGTAGAGAGGAAGTATGGAAACACCACATGAGGATGTACGGTCAAGATCTTGTGGATTGGTACAACGCGATGAGGAGCATATCGAAATCCCGGCTCCCCCTGTACAATACAACGTGTCTATAATTGGACATAGTTATTATGTTGTACATGATGGGGAAGAGCACCTTATAGGTAAAGACAAGTATTGTCACATATGCAGGAAGAGCACATGTAGAGGTGTGGGTATAGTGGCGGGGTACCTGCGCTCTGGCGGAAGGCCGGCACCATACACGTTTAATCCAAGGTTTGCATCCAGGGTAGACTTAGACCTGATAAGCAAGGTATGGAGGGTTCCAGATAGGTGCCCTGTTTGCGGCGGAAATGTAGAGTATGACATGCGCTACAACCACAGGAAATATGGGCCAGGATGGAGATGTGAGCACGGTGGCATTGGGCACTTGTATCAGACAAGGTATGCCCACCTCGAGTCGTGGATGACGAGTCGCAGATTTGAAAATGATTAGAAACTGTGGTACAATTTTGGTATGGATACGATAAGGGAGCTCGCAAAAGAGAAATATGTCGAGCTTGTCAATGCCGGCGCGCAGGTCTCTCCTTCTGAGTTTGTGGACTACACCGAGCGGCTTCTTGGCGAGGAAATAGGCCGTTACGCGATAATTTCGTGGTCTCTGGCGGACGGGTGGATCTCGGCCGCGTATAACGCGGATCGCACATCGATTCAGATAATGAGCATCATCGACAAGTATATTCTCGCCATGCTCAATGGCGATCTTGGTGTGAGGGTCGTCAGGGATATGGCCAGAATATTGGTGACGCTTATTCAGGCGCTGCGCCATCCATACAAAGGGTTTTATGCCAGCCAGATATCTATGGTCAGGGACAAGTTGTATGAGATCATAGATTCGTTCGATGACTACGGGTCTCCGGATCATGCATCTCTTGTTAGTTCGTGGATAAGCCTCGCAAAGTACTCGATATCCGATCTTGGCGATGGGCTGGCGGTCGTAGCGGATGCGGATAACCTAATATTCTCTATGTTGGAAGAAAATGAACAGGCCGCTTAACGCGAAACAAAAAGAAGAGTTTGTCAAGTGCGCCAAAAGCGCGAGATATTTTCTTGAGAACTATGGGTGGATCAAGCATACATCTCGCGGTGCTATTTCGTGGAAGAAAGACCCGCCATATCCATACCAGATCGAGTTGTGGGAAAGGCTGCAGGCCGGCGAGGATATCATCGTCAACAAAACCCGCCAGATAGGGTGTAGCTGGGCCGCCGCCGGATACTGCTTGTGGAAGATATTGTTCCATCCGGACGTTGAGGTTCTTTTCCTTTCCGAGAAAGAGAAAAAGGCGATCCGGCTGCTTGGCTATGTAAAGTTTATGTATAACCACCTTCCGTCATTTCTAAGGCCGGATATCGGGACCAACTCCCAGACGCGTTTCAGCGTCATTTTCAGGAAGGTGGACGGAAATACCATCATCGTTAAAGAGAGTTCGATTGACTCTCTTACGACGACGGGAAGAAGCGGCGCGAGTTACAGCGCGACGCTTGTTGTGTTGGACGAGGCGGCGCACTTGCCGAATAGCGAGGAGACGTGGGAGGCTATCCGGCCCGCGGCGTCACATGGAGGGCAGATGTTGATCATTAGTACGCCGAACGGCACATCAAACTTTTTCTTCAGGATCTGGCAGGCGGCGATACACGGGATCGACGATCATTTCCATCCGATTCGGGCCTACTGGAAAGATTGCGGCCTTTCGGAGGAGTGGTACAAGACTGCGACCAGCGGGCTTACGCCATACCAGATCGCGCAGGAGTTCGAGCTGGAATTCGTTGCATCCGGCTCTCCATTCTTCGACCAGGAAGCTCTTGCCGATTGCTATAAGCCAAAGGAAAAGCATCCTGAGTTGTGGCTTGGGGGCACGCGCATAGATCGGCCGACGAAGATGAGTTACACGGGCGTGGATGTCGCAGAGGGCGGCGGCGGCGATTACACCTCGATCATTACGCTGAACGAATATGGGGTAGAGATAGCGAGCTGGCATTCCAACAGCACGCCTGTCGAGCAGGTCGCCGGGTATACCATGGCGATGGATGACGGGAAGCTCGTGAACGTAGATGGCGTTGTCTCGAAGCATCACAGAAAGTACCCAGGGGCGATGGTCATAGAGAGGTTTGGTGCTGGCGATATGGTGTATTTCAGGCATTCGATGCGACTTGCGGATCCAGATTCGTATGTTATTGGTCGACGCACGAAGGCTGGCGCGAGGGGCAGAACATCGAAGATGCGCATGCTTAACCTCTTGCGTACGGCTATCGCTGGGAAACAGGTAGTTATCCGCGATCCGTTCACATATTCCTGCTTTGTCGCATTTCAGGATATTGGAGATGGAAAGGCAGAGGCCGCCGGTGGATACTATGACGATCCAGTGATCGCGTTTGCGCTTGCGTATTCGGAGCTTCACAAGAATGGCGGGTTCGTGTTGGAACTGGATACGAACTCGTTTTCCGGTCGCCGCGCAGTGGACGCCGTAGTTGATGATGGTATCAGTATGAGCGAGTTTGTGCGTATGAGAGATACCGGCAACACTTATGAGGATCTTGTACCGCCGGAGAATACCAGGGAGGTCGATTTGGTAGATGTCTGAGATTTGTTCTCGTCCTGGTTGCGATAATAAGGTGCGCAGCGGTAAATATTATTGTTCGAGAAGATGTGCGGCCCTGGACAGGAAGAGATTGAAAGAAGAGCGTCGCATACTATCCAAAGCCTCTTCTGTCCCGAAGCCTATCGCAAGGCAGCTTGTGTCCCTCGTTGGTGATGCGGCCATCCCGATTTTGGAGGAGCTCGAGGCAGAGATGAAGGCTCCGAAGATGATGTCGAACCTCACAGTCGGGGACGATCAGGAGGATATGTTTGGCGTTATTTTCGGCAGCGGTGGCGTGTATCGTCCAGAGGATGCGCTGTCGTTCGACCGCATCGATGATATGCTGAAGAGCGGGCAGGTTGTTTTTGCGCTGGAGATGAAGAAGGCATGGATCCGATCGGCACTCAGGGATCCATTGTCGTGGTATGTCGATTGTCGGGACGAGAAGATCAAGGTTGCGATTCAAGCATTGGTTGGCAGGGTGTTTCGGCAGCATGCTAATGATTTCATGGAGTGTCTCGCTTATGGGGCGTATTTTGGCGAAAAGGAGTTCGACAGGCAGCCCGCGCGTTTTTGGGGGATCGACGGAAGAAAAACATATATAGGGTATCGCAGCATCAAGCCCGTCAACCCGCGCACCATCGATCGGGTTTTATACACAAGCCGTGGCGAGTTCAACGGGTATGTGCAGAAGGTTACGGGAAAAGACGAGATCAGAGTTCCGAGAGATGTCGCCCTTATTTTGACGCACGATAAAAAGTTTCGCAACATCTGGGGCAAGAGCGCGTTACAGCCTGTATACCCGTACTGGGTGTGGTATGATATTGCACTTCGCGCGTTTGTGAGATATCTGGAGCGTACTGGCACTCCGGTGACAGTGTGCTACGCACCATCCAGAGGGCAGATATTGCAGCCGGATGGCACGGCGATGGGAACGATGAAATACGCATTTCTTGTTGCTACGAACGTCGCAAAGTCAAACGCCATTGCATTGCCAAGCGATACGGATCCGGATAGCGGGAAAGAAGCATGGCGGCTTGAGTATTTGTCGGATGATAAACGGGCGGCGCAGTTTGTGGATGCTATCGAGACACTCGGGACGCTTATCGTCCGGTCTCTTGTGATCGGGGATCAGTCTATTGAGCAGAGCGCTGTCGGCGGATATGCGAGCGCACGCACACATCTTGCGGTTACGATGTTGCACAACGAGCATATACTGGCCTCTTTACTGACGCAGATCAATCGGTACGTTGTGCCGCAGTTGGTGCAATACAACTTTGGCAACAACGCGCCACCCGCGATTATCTCCACGGAGGGGTACGATCCATACGAGAAGGAGCGGATGTTCAAGCTGATCTCTATTGCCGGGAACGATCCGAAATCCAGCGCTCTTACAAAGATCGATTGGAAAGAGGTGTACCGCGTCAGCAACATTCCAGTCAAAGATACCAGCGAAGAGGATGAGCTGCTTGACGCGGCAGAGGATTTTTCTCCTGAGGAAGAGGGCTTCGATGAGCCATCGCCAGAGGATATCTCGGAGTTTGCTGGGCCGCCGTCGGATAAGGGCGTAGTTGAGTCGATTACATCGAAAATAGCGGCCGGCGCGAGAGTTCCGATCGTGCTTAGTCCAGAAATGGCAGAAAGGATATCATACCAAAAAAGGTTTTACATAGATTTTGGAGGGAAAGATGAGTAGAGAAGACGTTGTGCTTTTTCTTAGGGGAACGAAAAGCCCAAGAGATGTATACAATTTCTTTTTGAAAGCAATGGAGGCCACAGAGAAAGCTGGCATTACCAGATCGGAGGCGCTTTTCCAGCTTTCTATTGCCGCAGAAGAAGCGTATATGGATGGCCATATCGTGCATGCGGATCAAACGAGGAAGCTCGCAAACCCATATCATGATGAGCTTGGAAGGTTTACTAATGCAAAAAATGCTGTTGTGGCCATCGGGGTGTCATTCGGCAAGAATATGATTAGAGAATCTGCGGAACTGATGAAAAGCAAGATGTTTCGCGCTGCTCTATATTCTGCGCTCGGTTTGCAGGTCGCCGGCAATGTGCAATCGGTTGGCAGCAGCGCGGAGCGAAAGAGGTCGGTGCAGGGTGTTTACAAAAAGATTCCAGGGCGTCTTAGGCATCCAAGAGCCGTTGTTCGTACCCATCCTGGCGAGCTGTCGTATGTCGTGTCGGGGAGGGGGTCCCCAACTTCTATATTGTCGTTTGGTTTTGTGACCAGGCTTGGAAACCGCAACGCGCACATCAGCCCGTTTATCTCGCATTTGCTTGGAAAGAAGGACAAAACCAATTTGGAGCGCAGGAGGGCCGAGCACACAGTTGCCCATGAGTTGGTTCACACCAGAAGGCGCACGAAGCGCAGGGGGGCGCTTTCGTATGTACTTGGTATGTCGATCGAAGAAGGGTTTACAGATACCATATCGTCGAAATACACGCGCTGGGGGTCTCCTGGTTACAAGGCGTATTCAGATGCCGTATCGACGATGGCGCTCAAGGTTGGCGGAAGTAGGACAAAGGCGATGAAATGGATCGAGGACAAACATCTTGCCGGGTCCAGGTGGATGGATGTGTCCAGGGATCTATCGGCCGCTCTTGGCACGAACGTTTCGCCGTTTCATGTTTTCGCTTATGTTAAAAATGGCCGCGGCAAGCTCGCCAAGCTTATCGGGAGCCCAGATGGCGGCTATAACAAACTTACCGGTATTCCAAGGGAAAAGGGCAAGATAAACATGGGGCGTTTTTGGGCATATGCCGCATCTGGCATACCGTCTGTGTACGTTGCCGCAAGAGCGAAGCGGGCGCTGATAAGTGCGGTGCTGGCCACCGCGCAGGAGATAGGGATGGGCGGGTCTGATGGCGTGTCGGATGCCACGGATGCGATACGCGGGTGATATCCGATTATACAGAGGAATGGTTTCGGGCCGGGCTAATCTGATTTGCGGGGTTTTTTATGGCAGGCTCCAATAGAACGCTTGAATACGATGATGGCGTCTTGGCAGATGTGATCAGGGGCGCAGAAGATGAGACCGTGATCGAGGGTCTTGCCAAGAAAATGTTTGAGATGGCTCCAAAGTATGGCCTCGATGAGCAGGATGTCCGTGAGATTTTGATGTCGTATTCCACGGTCGCCGCCGCGTCTGGGCCTGTCAATCTCAACGTGGAAATGTCTATCGATCTTGCAAATCCTTACCATGACATAGCTGGCAGGTTTACAGATATCAAGCATGCGGTGACCATTATTGGGAAAACGTTTGGTACACACCTTGGTATGGAATCGGCAAAGCTGTTAAAGAGTAAAAAGTTTCTTGCATCTGCCGCAGTTGTGCTTGGAGAGGGTGCGCTTGGAGAGGTGGGGTATACGAAAGAGGATCGCCGTCGTGCGGCAAGCGTAATCAGGGATGTGACAAAGAGGGTTCCAAAAGGTCTTAGAAATCCGAATGCGGTTGTCAGGGTCCATAAGAGTTTAACAAGTTACATGCTGGCATCTGGTATCAAGCGCCGTTTCTCGTCCTCTGCCGTGTTTGTTCGTGAGCCTGGTGCCAGGAGAATACATTTGAACCCATATGTTGCCGGATTGTTGCGTAGGGAGCGCAGGACAAAAAGAGAGGATGACTTTGTGAAGCGCACTATAGCGTATGGAATGGTACGTGGCAGGCCGAGAGCTAGAAAACAGGGGTTCCTATCGAGAATATTCGGGAGCGGTCTCGAAAACGGTCTTTCGGAGTCGCTGATTGGGTCGAAGATGAAGATCCCGCGGCATCCCGCGAATATAAAGCAGTCTGATGCAGTGTCTAGAATAGCGCTGTACATGGGCGATGGTAACAGGCGAAAGGCAAATGCGTGGGCCGATGAAAAGCATTTGAATGGATCCTCGTGGGCAGAGATCGCGCGCGATTTGTCGGCGAAGACCGGAAAGCGAATCTCGCCGATCGGTGTGTATGCGTATGTCAGGTGGAACGCCGGTCGCATTTCAGATCTGATCGGCGGCGCGCATGGCGGCTACTCGGATCTCACAGGGATGAGAACAATAGAACGCGGCGATGTAAGGTCGAGGCGTTTTATTATCGATACCGTGCATGCGGCTGGCCTGACGGCTGTGTCCGTCAGCGTGAAAAAGGCGATCATCAATGCGATAAAAGATACCGTAAAGGATCTGGCTGGCTTTGGCGATACGGACTTGTCATTTGTAGAGCAGATGGCCAAAGCCAAATCGCTCGAGGAAGTGGAGCTTGCGAATCCGTACCATGATAAGGCGGGAAAGTTCACAAGCAAAGAATACGCTGTCGATTCTGGGCTGTTTAATGATACGCTGTCTGGCGTCTCGTCAAGGATTTCCGGGATCAACAAGGTTGGATTTGGCAAAGCGGAGGATTCTGTGTATAAAAATTATCCAGGGATAGACAAGTCGCTTGGGTTCTGGAGCCCGGAGGAGGGCAAGGTATTTTTTACAGAACGTGGCAGGAAGATGATGTCCAAGAACAAGGAATTTGCGCGTTATGTCATAACACATGAGATCATTCATTCAAGGGCGAGAAAAGGAGGCGCAAAGTTTTTGACGAAGGACAAAAACATCCTTAAATACGAGGAGGCGATGACGGATATGCTTTCGGCATATATGGTTGGGTCCGCCAAATATATGTCGTACAGACCATATGTAAACTATGTGTCGTACCTTGCGTATGTTGCATCCAACGGCGATGTCGAAAAGGCGTGGAAATGGGTCAACATGGTTCACGCGAGCAACGATGGGAAAAGCATCGAGTTTCCGCCGATGAAAATGTCCAGGAATTCAAGGTACACTGAGTGGATGCTTAAAGGCACACCGAAAAGCCTGGAGGAGGATGACGAGTACATTCAGGCATGGAAGGAGAGTGAGCGCGCAAAGTGGTCGATGATCTACGGAATCGATTTCGATCCGTTTAGCGATGAGGAAGAGGAAAATGAGAATAGCGAGCGGGATCAGGGATAATTATGTGAATGTGTGTGGCATACCTGTGGATAGGATTGAGAAGGAGTCGCTGGAGGGCGCATTTGGGGCCAACTTTGTTACAGATAAGAATATGCACAGGGTATTGGAGCGGGTAGTCAAGTACCATTTATCCAGAGGGGGCGGCGTGCCAAGCCTGTTGAGGCTGAGGGAGTATCCATTTGTGTACTTTATCCCGGTGAAGGTGGATGTGTCTCTTGGTGAGGGGGCTATCGTTGGCACGAACCGCTTTTTGTTTTTGAGGGCAAGGAGATTGATGTGAGTTATCCATATAATTTGCCAAATGTCGTGGCTTGCGAGCTTCCGCTGAAACGAGTATTTGACGATATCGTTGCGAGGAAGCGCCTCGATAGGATTGTAGTTGAGCTAGGCCCGGGCAGGAAAAGTACGGGACATGAAAGCGAGATTTGGATCGGGCTGGATCCATCGGCGGATTATCACTGCGACATCTATTACGATCTGGAGTTCGGGATTCCGTTGCCGGACGAGTCTGTGGATTTGATCAAGTCGAACCAGTTTCTTGAGCACATTTCCAGGGATTCTTTCATCTACTTTATGAATGAGACGTGGCGGGTTCTGAAAAATGGTGGTGCAGCGGAGCATTGCGTGCCGCATTTTTTGAGTCCGTGGGCATTTGGCGACCCGACACACAGAAATTGGTTTTCGGAGAAAAGCTTTGATTATTTCTGCCTGAGAGGTGGGGAGCCATTTGTTGACAGGTTCTCTGACTATGGTATCAGAACGCGTTTTGTTCTGGATAACATGGTAGTCAGGCGCGGGTTGGACATCAGTGTAAGGCTCGTCAAAAATGTTGAGTCATCTCGTTGATAAGCAGATCGGGTTTGCGAAACCACAGCCGCAAGATCCAAATCATACACGGTTAGCAAGGGACGTGATAGAAAAGTGGTGTCCAGATCTGGACTGCCGGACCGTTCTGGACGTTGGATGTGGGTCTGGTTTTTGCAAGCCGATATTCGAGGTGCTTGGGTATGAGTGGACCGGCACTGCAATTGGGAAAGATTTTGAAAACGCGTCTGCCGCCGGACTGAACGTGGTTTGTATGGATATGCACGAGGCATTCGGTGATTTCGGTCTTGTTTTTGCGAGACACGTGCTTGAGCATTCCCCGTTTCCAGTTGTGGCGCTGGATGCATGGAGGAAGATGGCGCGGTATTGCATCGTCGTTGTGCCGAGACTTGAGAAAGGCGCGTACTCGGAATCGACACATTTGAGTATCTTGCCCAGACAGACCTGGGTGAGGTACTTTTTGTTTTGCGATTTGAAAATCGTAAAGTATGAGGATGTGGATTATAACAATCCCCCGCCGTGGCCACAGCATGGTGGGGAATGGAGATTTCTGTTAGAAAGGAAATGAAATGCTTAGCTCTGCCCTTTTGATTGTAGTTGATTGTTTGCGGCTGGATCGCGTTCGACCGAGCAAGATGCCGTTCTTGTGCTCTTTTGCGGAGGATTACGGCACACTGTTCACGAATTACTGGTCGACCAGCCATTGCACGGACCCTGCGATGACGCACATGCTGAGTGGATGCCATCCGGATGAATTGGGTTTGTATTCTATGATGTATGAAATTCGAGATTATAGAATTCCGGATGGTGTGGAAATGCTGTCGCAGCTTGCGAAGACTGCCGGGTACAGGACTGGGTTTGTATCCAACCTGAGCAGGTGGTACAGGAGAGGCGTGGACGTATATGTCGATTGCAGGGGTTGGCTTGGGATGGACATATTCGGGGCTGCCGGAAACATCATCAATAAGTTCTCTGGTGCCCCGTGGTTTGTGGTTGTTCATACGGACGATATGCATACAGAATATACTGGCGGGTCGTATGACACTGCGGCCGCATATGTGGATTCTGCCATGCAGGATTTCTTGTGGACTATCGATCTGGAGAACACGCTGATAATCATAGTCGCAGATCACGGAGAGGGTCTGGGTGATCGCGGGATCAAAATGCATGGGTTCGGGCTGTATGACTTTCTCACGAACGTTCCGTGTATTGTTAATAGGGAGATTCGCGCCATCGACAGCGACAAGGGGGTTCTTGTGGCGCCCGATGCCCTGCTTTCCCCGGGCAGCGTATACAGCCTGTTGGCCTCTCACATTTTGGATACGGATTTGTATCTCGCCGATTTCGAGAAACCATACGTGTGCCAGGCCGGGGATACTCCGCCACGCATGAGGCACAGGGGTGTGGTGTTTGGGGATGGGTCGCAGTTTGTGCGCAAGATAGACGGGGATCGCGTATCGATAGAGCTCGAGAATCGCGGGGGCATTGGCGGCGATGAGCTTGCCACGATGGGTGAGTTCTGCCTGAGACAGCATTGTAGCCAGTACGGGATCGACTACGATGCAGAAGAGGAGAACCTGGTCGTCGGTTACAGGTTAGGAGGTTTAGGGTACTTTGGGTAAAGAGACATGGTATTGGCACGATAAAAACTTTATCTACTTTATGGGCGATGAAATGGGTTTGTGCATGCAGGTTGCGCGTACAGATAGGCCATACATCGCTATAAACCATAACGTTCGCGCCGAGTATGCGGTGCTTGTCGGCGATTTGCCGCGCGAGGTCAAGCTGCTTGCGCGCGATCATCCGACGTTGGTGGATATTATAATCAATAAGAATATAGAGGGCGCTGCGGACGGGATTATAGACAACGCTTTCCTGTTGGATGATCTATGGGATGACGTACATCCGCGCGATGCGGTCGATAGCGTGATCCCAAAACTGAAAATCGGCGGCAGGCTGTTTATGTATGTGCCCGTGGACAAGTGCAACTTGTCTATGGTGGTGTACAAGATCGAGGAGGTGTGTGTGGTATATGGGATAATGATCGATCCGGATTGGAATGGCGAAAAGGCCGCGTGGATTATTGCCGAAAGGAGCGAAGATGAATGTCATACACGTATCAAAGTACAAGAGAAATGATAAGGTCGGTATACAGTGTGGCGGTGTTGAGAAGTTTGCCTATTATCTGTCCAAGGCGGTCCCGGACCTCAAGTTGATCTCATGGTCGGATTACCCTGGGTGGATCAACGTAAAGCAGCCGGATTATGTGTGCGCCGCCGTTTTGAATGAGTACCTGCTGGAGAACGGCATTGTCGATGACAGCACGATCGTGATCGCGGATGGTTACTGGGGTACTGGCCTGCAGGGAAAAGTCGGGCGCCTGATCAGCGTTGTTCATGGCTCGTATTTTGGAAGGTGGCTTCAGTCTCAGGTGTATCCGTGGGGCGAAGCGGTTGGGATGGACCACGTATTTGCCCAGCACGATCTGTGGAGCGATGAGAGCGTCGATGTCGTCTGCGTGAGCAAGGACTGTGCGGATGACCTGAGGCGCGCCGGGATCGATAAGGATGTCGAGGTTATTCATCACGGCATATTTTTGGACATTTACAGGCCGCCAGAGGAGAGAGGCGAGCTTTTGATGCATGGGGCAACGTCCGCAAGGAAGGGGGCGGACGTAATTCGTGCATTGTATGATTTGTTTGATATCGAAGTTGCCCCAATGAATGAGTTTTCTGGAAGAATGACCAGAGAGGCGAGGCGTCTTGGGCAAGCAAAGATGTTGATCGCGCCAACAAGGCACGAGGGCAACGCGTACCTGTTGATGGAGGCTCTTGCGTGCGACGTGCCGCTTGTGACATATACGACCGGCCTTGCATGCGAGATGGATGACGGGTGCGGCGAGATACTGGATGACATCTCGCCATATGCAGTCAGGGAGGCCATGAGGAGATTGGATAGAAGGTACAAGGTGGGCATGGCAAGAGAGTGGGCTATATCTCACTGCGATTTTGATTCGTTTTCAAAGCATTGGAGGTCGTACTGTGCGTATTCTGGTTGAGATTAGCACGAAAAATCGGGATTCTATTTTGGGTAGGCTTTTGGCGTCTTTGTTGTTGCAGACGTATCAGGATTTTGATATTCTTATTATCAACGATGGAACGGAGAAAGTCGGTGCGACGAAAACAACAGAGGCTCTGTTGGGCCTCCACTCTCTTGTCAGGGGTGTCTTTGTTGTCGAGGGATCTCATATTTCCCAGGCACATAATCACAACATCCCGCTTTACGATCCGAGATTTAGGGGGTACAAATACATATTCAGGGCCGACGACGACATCATATTATCGAGACGTGTTCTTGAAAGCATGGTGAATACCGCGATCGACAAAAAGGTCGATGCGGTCGGTGGGTTGTGGTTTGAGTCGGAGTATATCGATGATGTATTTCATGATATGTCGCATGTAGGGGTAGTTCCTCTTGACAAGAAAGATGAGATCTCCGGGCGAGTTGGGTTTCGGAACTCAAATTGGCAACAAAGGATGTACCATGATCTAGATGATTTTCAGGAAGTCGAACATATATACTCGAATTGTCTGTATAATGCCGATGCCATGCGCGAGGTCGGCGGGTGGCCAGAGGTGTACTCGCCGGGCGTGGCGCATGGCGAGGAGACCGATGGGACATACAGGCTGTTTCTGGCGGGGAAGAGGCTTGTGATTTGTCCGACTGCGTTTGGCCAACACCTCAAGGCATCTGGCGGGATACGCGCGACGGCGGATGTCGGCAGGGCGCAGTACATGGACAATTTAAAGTGGAGATCGAGGCTGCCCTTGATTAGGGCGATCAATTTTAAACCAACCGTTGCGGTGTGGTGTCAGCACAGCCACGGTGTGGGTGGCGCACAGAAATCGTTTTATCAGCTCGTGCATCTGTTGCAGGAAAACGGGATCGATGCATATCCTGTTTTCACGGATGCTTATTATTCTCCGGATGAGTGTGAGTCCTTGTTTGGTTTTAGGTACGAGGAGGGAGATGAGCTGGATGAGTACGATGTGTGCATCGTTATGGGTCACGAGTTGTTCAAACCGGTGAAAGCAAGGCGCTACCTCGCGTACATCTTTTTCCCGGACGGAAAGCTGAAAGATGTAAAAGATTACGGCGCGATCATGACCAATTCAAAGTTCACAGCGGAATGGGTTTGCAAGCGGTGGAACATAGATCGGAGCTGTGTCTTTCCGGTTTACCATTCTGTGCCGAAATACGGCCCTGGCAAGAAAGAGAATATTATCCTGTTTGTTGGGCGGCTTGATCCGTTTAAAGCCCCGCTTGCGGCAATCGATGAGTTCGTTAGGATGGAGCTGGATGGCTGGAAGCTCGTCGTCGTTGGCGGAAAGACGGGCAGGTTTGCAGAGTATGAGGAGCTGATTGCCAGTAGCATTAAAGGGCTTGATAATATCGTTTTGCTCGAGGATATTCCTCAGGGCGATTTGGAGTCTCTATATCGCGGGGCGAAGATGGTCTGGTGCTTTAAGGGGATATATGGAAAAGACTATCCGAACGAGTGTGAGCATTTCGGCCTTGTGCCATTGGAGGCCATGGGCGCTGGGTGTGTGCCGATAGCGTTTGACGCTGGTGGCCACAGGGAAACGGTGCCGGATCGGTTTCGCTGGAAAACAGTAGATGAGCTAAAGCAAATCACATTGGATGTTGCGTCATGGGGCGATGATGCGTTTGGGGTCAGTTTGTGCGCCGACGACTCGTTTTATTCGGATGAGAGGTATGTTGCGCAGGTTATCGATATGATCCATCGCGTGAACGGTTTAGCGCTTGAGGTAAAGGTTAACAAAGTAATAACTACAAAGAGGAAGATCAGGGTCGCGGCCGTTGCGGACAGCCCCAGGTTGACGACCGGCTTCGGCGTGGTTGTTAACGAAATATACAAGCGGCTTATCGAGAATGACGATATTGACCTGTACGTATTTGGAATCATGGATACGGATGTGCCAAAGAAAGACGAATTGCCGTTCAATTTTTACCCCATGCATCCGGATGATTTGCAGGGATATAAGATGCTGCCGGAGTTTGTGAGGTGGGCTCAACCACACGTATATTTTGAGCTTTACGACCCCGGATCTGCTATGGCGCATCTGATGTCTTTGGATGCGCTTGGTCAGGGATCCCTTCCGAAGATCGTGTATTTCCCGGTCGAGGGGGATGGCATCAACAAGCCGACCGTGCAGCTTGTGGAGAAAGTGAATGTCGCCGTGACGTATTGCAAGTCCGGGGTGGATGCAATAAACAGAGTATTTGGTCAGGATACTGGCGTTTTTTGGCAGTATCATGGCATGGATCACGCGCCATTTGCGCCGTTGTCCGAGGAGAAGCGGTCGAGATACCGAAAGCTGGTTGGCTTTGATGGCAAGTTTGTGATTTGCAATGTTGGGACGAACAAGCGCGTCAAACAGCAGCCGTACTTGATCGAGGCCGTGAAGATATTGCTTGAGAGGGGCGAGGATGATGTATACCTGTATTTACACACGAAAAAGTACAATCGCCATGTTATGCAGGGATGGGATCTGCCCTGGATTATCGAGCGAGAGGAGAGGCTTACTGGGCTGCCACTTTCAAAACATATCTTGTTTCCGGTCGAATTCGAGAATATGTGGAAGGGTGTTCCGTATAACGGATGGGATGAACTGGACGAGTATTTGTTGAGCATGCCGCCATCGGCGCAGATGAGGGGCGCGATTTTCAACAACCTGGATATGATCACGCGGTATGGGCTGATGGATGCATATGTCGATGTGAGCAGTGCGGAGGGGTTCGGTCTGCCTCCGTTGGAGGTGGCCGCATGTGGCGTACCGACGATCTCCGTTGAGGATGGCATGGTGAGGTCGGAGGTGCATTCAAAGTATTGCTACATGGTGAGGCCGAAGCACTGGACGACCTGGCATTCTGGGGCGAAGCTCTTGTTGGCCGACCCGGTCGATGTTGCGAACGCGATACTGGATATCAAGTATACTTCTGGACTTGCGGATCGCCTCAAAGACCGGTCATCTCATATACTGCAAGATTTGAGGTGGGAACCCGTTGCGCGATTCTTTGAGGAAAAGATCATTGAGCTTGGGAAAGTTTTTTGACTTTAGCGGATAGGAATGTTATACTTTGTGTAATAATACTAAACGATTGGGTATAGCATGGAAAGCGAATTCCTCCAGTATGGTGCTTTGGGGTTGTTGGCGCTCGTGTTAATCGGTGTGTCTGTTTTTTTGAGGCAATATTTTACACAGCTCGAGACAAGCCGGGAGAGCTACGACGCATTTATACGTGGCCTTGTAGACGATGCGGTCAGGGCGAGAAACGATTATATTTCGTCATGGCGAAACCTGACCGCCGAGATGGTGGGCGCGCTATCAGAGGTGAAGGAGAGCATTTCTGCGCTGAACAAGTCGATGGTGGACGTCGCGGGCACGGTCGAAGACGTGACGGATTGTGTTCTCAGGCTAAAGGATTGGGCGCAGGATCATGACAAGACATCCAAGTCGTACTGGCAAGAGGTTGATGGCAGGATAGCGGTCCTTGAGAAAAGCGTTGAGAGAATGAAGTCGGGAGATACAAATGCAAGAGGCCAACGTTAGAAACGAGTATTGTCTATGTTCCTGGAGCGGCCATCAGGAGCACCGATGTCGTTACTGTGACGATTTCGCCTTGTTTGAGGTATTCCTATTAGCTTCTATCGCTTTGAAACTTGTAAGAGGAGGTAAGGAGAATGGCAGGATGGACGAATAGGGGAAAACAGGCGATTTTGGACGCCTATTTTCGCAACACAGGCGCGCCGACCAACTTTTATGTTGCGTTGGTCACGAGCGCCACGGCGCCTGACCCAGACACTAATGTACTCGGCGATCTCACAGAGATTGCTGCGGGTAATGGATATACTAGTGGCGGGTATCAGTTGGACCGCAACTCAACGGACTTTGATACGCTGACCGAGGACGACGCGAATGATCGGGCGCTGGTTCAGGTCAAGGACGTGTCGTGGACGGCCAGTGGCGGGCCTATCCCCGCGTCCGGCAATGGCGCTCGGTATGCCGTGCTCACGGATGACGACGGCACGGTAGCCAACCGCGAGGTGTTGGCTTACTGGGACTTGTCCAGTGACAGAACCGTGTCGGATGGACAGACGCTGACGCTCCAGGATCTCGAGCTCCGACTGAACGAATCCTAAGGAGATGACCCATGGCTTGGACGAAAAGTGCTTGGGCAGATGTAATCGGCTCAGACGGTAGCAAGACCACCGTCACTGCCGGGTCCACCACGACCGGGGACATTGATTGCAATGGCGCGAACCCGTATATCGTGGTGGCAATCAAGGTGGTTGTTATCTTTGGCGGCACGCCGGACGCCGATGTGACGGTCGAGCTGTTCGGCGTGGATGCCGATGGGGCGAACGAGGTCGATACGCTCGCGCTGTTCGAAGCCTCGATCCCAGAGGTAACGAGCAGTGAGGAGCGGGCCACGTACCAGATCAACGTTTCAGCACTGGATACCCTACGCGTGTCCGTGACGAACAACGATAGCACGGACAGTGTGGACGTCTGGGTATCCGCAATGGGAGCGTATCAGTAATGGCCGACATCCATATCCTTCGAGGGACCGTCCGAAACATCTATCGGACATCATACCAATACGTATTGCACGTGCCCACTGGGGTTGCGCAGGAGATCAGGGACAGGATGGCATCAGACCCGGATATTGCCAATTTCCAGTCCGCCGTTCCCGACATCGTGCAAGCTGAACTGGACGCGATCCGCGCAGGCGATCTAGTCGAGATTCGGGGGGCGGTCTCCTATCATAGGAACGATCCGCCAGGGGACTATCTGGAGCGCCTACGTGCCCGGTTTGCGGAACTGGAGGCTGTAGTACCAGATCGTATCACACGGCAATACCAGTGGTATGCAAATACCTACTCCGCCGCGTAGAGGATAGATGAGCATTCTATTGCCAGGTATGCCACAACTTAGCGATCCGCTTGATCGCGGCCTAGTCGGGGAATGGCGATTCGACCGTGATCATGGGCTGTTCGTGCCAGACTATACCAGGTACGGGCATGCCGCAGCAATAGAGAATACGGTCAGGAGGGAAGCTACACAATATGGTCCCGCTCTTCGCCTACAGGACGACATAAGTAACTGGACATGGGTCAAGATTGATGCCGCCGATCACTTGGAACCAACCGCAGAGTTGACGCTGGAAGCGTTGTTTATCCCAGATCGCATCGACGCTGGCGGGAAGATCTTCTCTCATCAGCGCGATGATGATGGCTGGCTACTATATCAGGTTAATGACGATTGGCGATTTTACGTTGGAGATGGCAATACCACGTACTTGGCTGGGTATGGGGCATATATTGTGGCACAAGAGTTGGCTCATGTCGTTGCAGTATTCAAAGGAGGAGAGTTTCAACGCGTTTACCATAATGGGGAGCAGGTAGCAGAACAGAATACTACGGCAGCATCTATCAGCTATTCATTTGCTTCTGCAACTGATATCTATCTTGGCCGAGATTCAGATTTTGTCGCTGGCGCTGAAGTTCCAGCCGGGCTTTTGCTCATGGCCCGCATCTACAACCGCGCCCTCTCCGCCACCGAGGTGCGGCGGCGGTATGAGATCGTCCGTGCCCGTGCTGGTGGCACTGCATACCTTCTCCCGATCCAGTATTTGGAAGTTGCAACAGCGGGCGGAGATGTCACAATTACGCCAACTTCTGTATCTGTTGTAGCGACCAAGGTTGATCCGGCCGTTGTCCTCGGTTCCTTGACAATCGCACCGGCTGCCGACTCAGTGGTGGTTACGGGCATTGATCCAGAAGTGGCACTTGGGTCTGTCGCAATTACGCCAACCGCTACGTCGGCAGTGGCCTCTGTGGTCGATCCGGAGGTGGCGCTTGGATCTTTGACGGTTACACCGACTGCCGTGTCAGGCGTGGCGACGACGGTTGATCCAATGACGGTTCTCGGCTCGGTCGCGGTATCGCCCGACTCGATTTCGGCGGTAACGGCGGGTGTTGATCCTGCGGTCGATCTTGGATCTGTTGTGGTCACGCCGGCCGTCGTATCTGGTGTTGTGACAACGGTTGATCCAACAGTAACCACTGGGGATCTAATTGTAGTGCCGACAGAAAGCTCAGTTGTGACCGGTGCAGCCGATCCCGTTGTTGTGTTGGGCAGTGTTAGTGTAAGTCCGTCTTCCATTAGCGCTATTGCGTCTGGAATGGATCCTGCGGTTGTACTGGGCAGCATTGTGGTTACGGTTGCGCCGTCTGCACTGGTGGCGGGCGGTGTTGCCCCAACGGTTGTGCTTGGCGGGATTTCTATATCGCCAACACCGACGGTGGCAATTGTTTCCGGTGTCGATCCGGCCGTTGTCCTTGGGTCTGTCGGGATCGCGCCAGAGGCGATTAGCGCTATAGCCGTTTCCGTCAATCCGGATGTATATATGTCATCCATGTCATATACACCAACGGCTGTGTTTTTAGTTGTGAGATCGCATGGCCCAACAGTGGCGATTGTAGATGTTGTAGAGATACCGATTTCAGATGAGATCGTTGGGGCTGTGAGTGCGGATGCTATAATATTTGATTATGTAGCAGATGAGATGGTTGCCGATTTGTGAGGTGTGTATGAGTACGACACGCATTAGCGATTTTAGGGCTGGAGAAACGAAGCGATTTACGATTACGTGTAAAATAGATGGCGTGGCCCAAAATATTACGTCGGACACTGTGCGCTTTACGATGAAATCGAACCGTAGCGATTCAGATGCGAGCGCGGCCATTCAGAAGGATGCAGATGTCGCAACCCAGGGATCTAGCGGGGTTGCCATATTTACACTGACGCCGACGGATACAGACGTGTCTCCTGGCAGCTATTTTTGTGATGTGCAATGGATCAGGTCCGACGGAAGCGAATACGTGGTGTATGATGGCAGGATAAGCGTTCTTGAGCGCGTAAGTGATACTTGACATACTATTTATTAGATGTTATACTAATTAGAGAGGTGTGATATGCCCGAAGCATTGGAGAGGTGCGTGAGCTCACTTCTTGAGAAGTGGAAGAAAGATCCGGGCTCTCGTCCTGAACCGAAGGAAGAGGGCCAGGATGCGGAGCAGCAGGCGTATGCCATCTGCACCGCGATGCTGAAAGAAAAGGGCGTCATGGGCGACTTTTTTGATACATTTATTTTGGAGACAGTTGGCCCTACCGTTCTTGGGGCCGCGATTACGAACAGGCCGCATATCAAAAATATGCCGCCGATTCAGATAATCGGGGACGAGGGCGACGAGCGGCTGCTTGTCCATTTGGTAAAGAGGGGCCGTTTTAGGTATCGTGGTGGCGAGCTTGTGTTCGATGACGCTACATTGCAGTCGTTCATCGATAATTTCAAGATGAACAGGGTTGGGATAGATATCTCACTAGATCATCGCCATAAACCGGATTTTGGCGCAGTTGGGTGGTTTGAGGATCTGTTTATGAATGGCGACTGGTTGTGCGCACTGGTCAAGCCAACTCCCACCGGCCTGGAGGTGATCAAGAACGGCCAATTTAGGTACGCGAGCATCGAATTTCATCCAGATTGGGAGCATCCAGAGATTCGTATGTCGCTGGATGATTTGGAGGAGGATATGAACGAGATTAATCTTGAGGAGTACAGACAGCTTGTTGAAGAGCGGGATAGTCTTGTGACAGAGATGAGCGAGCTGGAAGAGCGCCTTACGGCTCTTGAGAGCGAGGCAGATCAACAGCGCGATCTTGTGGATCGTTATCGCGCGATGTGGGTCGAATCGCTCGTGAATAACGTCGTGATGAGCGCAGAGAACTACCGCGACGATGATGGCAGGGGGCATCCGCCTGTCTTCGTGGACTGGGTGCGCGATACGCTGTCCCTTGCGCCAATTGGCGATGGCGACGATGCGGTCAAGCTCGAGGACAGGGGGAGTGCGGATGAGGTCGTGGCGTATTTCCGAAAAGCGATTGCCAGGCTGGTCAATATCCTGCCCGGCAGCGTTATGCTGAGTACGCAGACCGAGGGCGATAAAGACCGAGATCTTGGCAACGAGGATGACGATAATGTCGAGGACTTCGCCAAAGAAGTTTGGGCGATGTAGGAGGGGAAATGGCATTTAGAACAACCAGGAAGCATCGTCAGCCTTTGACTGTGCTTCGAGACAACCACTTTTCGTTGCGCGAGAGCCGCGAGTTCGACGCGAGCACGTACATCGCAGAAAATTCGTATCATGAGAAGTGGGTATATGCGGGAATAGTCGTGGCTAAAGATTCCAGCACGAATAAATACGTGCCGTACAATGCAAGTGCAGCGTATGGGACCGGATCTGATACGCCAGTCGGTGTGCTGCATGAGACCTATGATATGACGTATGGGAACCGTCTTGTCGCGCCGGTTTGGCACGGCGTGTTTATCGAGTCGCGCTGCTTTGTGTATGGCGGCGCGGTTGGCACGGTCCCGGCGGCTGTAAAAACTGCACTAGATGACATCACTTGGGTATAGGAGAGACGAATGGCTACTTTTCCTAATGTATTGACAACCAAGTTTCTCGACGCGATGGTCAAGGAAAGGCCAACGTCGGAAGCGTTGCGGGCACAGTATATTGGTAGGAGATTCTTCCCGGAGAAAGACATCGGCGAGTATCAGGTGCTGTGGGATGTTGTGCGTGCTGCGAATCGCATTGCTGGCATTTACTCGATGGACGGTACGCCAATCCCTGGGGATGATCCTGGGTTTTACCAGATCATGGCGGATGTCATGAACGTCATGGCCGCCAGGAAGCTCGACGAGGAAGCAGTGATGACGCTGCGCGAGCCTGGCGAGCTGGCCATCAAGAGCCGCGTTCTGGCGAACAAGCGCAACAAAGCGCTACGCCACGTGCGAACGAAACTTGCCAGCGCAGATGATGAGGTAGAGGCGACCATCGAGTACCTGTGTTTGCAGGCATTGCAAGGCACGATCACATGGCCGCCGAAAGATGATGATGGCAACACCATCACGAGCGCTCCTGCGTATTGGGGCAATGCGTCCATCACGTTGGATCTGGAGTTCAGAGCGAATTTCAAGCAGGACGTGAGTTCTCTTTCTGGCTACAACAGTCGATCCGGCGGCGGGTATAACTGGAAGCACGCGAGCGCGGATCCGATCCTCGACCTGGAGGTCGTGCGGGATCTGATGGCGAACACCATTCACATGCCTATCCGTGGCGCAACCGTAATCATGGGTGAGGATGTGTTGTCATACATGGCGACCAGGCCCAATGTGATCAACTGGTTCAAGGGAACGGATACCGGTCAGCGTTTTGTGAACTACCCGGATCTGCAGGATTTCCTTGAGACGAAGCTGGGATATAACATTCTCACATATTCTGCCGTGTGGACATACGAGACCAACCTGGGCAGCGAGAGCGGTGTTACAGAGAACCATGTGCATTTCTTGAAGCCGGGCAAAGTCATCATTATCCCGCCTGGTGCGCTTGGCGGAGACATTGCATATCTTGCGACGGCACCGACCGCAGGGCCGGATCAAAGCTATAAGCCGGGCAAGTACACATGGATCGACGTGATGAAGAAACCGCCGTGGACGACCGAGCTTGGCGTTGGGATCAAGGGATTCCCTGTTCTAAAGTCATCGCAAGAGGTTTTTGTGCTGGATGTCTTTAACTAGGGGGTGTGATGGCCCCGACAACTCCATACTGCACATCTGATCAGGTCAGCTACCTGCTGACGACGCTGTTTGTTGGGTCGACCGCGAATGCAAACAGCATGCCAACTGCATCCAGGATCGATACGCTGATACCGTGGACGGACTCACTGGTAGAGGCCACGTTTCGATCCGTGGGTTACAAGATTCCGTTCGCCGTGCTATCAGGCGAAACGTGGCCCATGTCTCAGACGACGTTTTTGTCTTACATGAGTGCGGTTGGCACGGCGGCGCTTGCTGGTGGATACATCTTACGCCCTGCCCCCGCTATGGGCGGTTTTGCCTCGAGGGCCGCGCAGGGCAATGTCTTTGGAGAGCTGTTCGATCGGATGCGCAGGGATATCTTGGAAACTGGGATCGGTTTTAGGGCGGATTATTACAAAGGCACGAAAGCGGAGAAGTGGTTGAGTGAGCCATATGGCCCGCGCATCGATTTTGTCGAGGACTACATAGATCCGACCAGGTTCCAGGGTCTTGCCGAGTACACGGAGATGTTGATGGATGAATACGCCGAGGTGAGGTCTCTGGATATAGATTGGGACTATGTGTATGAGTTGCGATCATCGAGCGTGGACTGATGAATCTGTTTGGTAGGCTTGTCAGGAGGGTCAAGTACTTTTTCGCATCAAAGGAAGGGCGCATAGAATTACTCGGCCTGGATGCGGCGGATGAGTTGATCAAATGGGTGAAAGAATACGCGCCAGATGGGTCGGAAAACCTGGATATGTTCTCGTGGAGATTTGGCGAGAGGCCAAGCGAGAGGCTTGGCGAAGTTCCGATTAAGGATGGGCTCTCCGCAAGTTGGCATTTCGGCGCAAGGCATATTGCGGGCATCGATGAGCTTGGCGTAAATATAAATGTATATTCTGCGTCTCCACATGTGGGATTTTTCACAAAAGGCATTCCGTACAAGTGGCCAGGCGGTACAGCTCCACACAGAATTCCATTGTACGGAGAGAGGTATCTGCAGCCAGATAAGGACGGGACCGTGCACCCGCTAGCTTTTTACATGGATGGGCAGGACAGGTGGATATGGACGCACGTCAACCATCCAGGGATTTACCTGGATAGAGATTTCCTGGAGGACGCATACGATGCGGCAAGACCTCGTATCAGGGAGATGATCATGCAGCGCATGCGCGATGGTGAACTATGAACATAGATGCTGCCGTTTCTGCGATTTCTGAGTGGCTGGAAAATAACAAGGACGGGTTTGTATCTGGCATCTCGCACCAGGGCGTGGACAGGCAGATAGCGGAGATCTCGCCGACGATTCTGAATCCACCATCGCAGTACTATGTGATCGCTGTACATGTTCGACGCGCGACAGAGACGCTATCCGATATCCGCAACTCTCCTGGGCAGAGACCGGTTGTGAGGTACGATGTGGAGGTTCATATCAGCGATCTGGCGGTGCCACAATCGTCAGATACCGTGCCATATGATACAGTCCATGCGGATTTCAGGACGGTTGTCAGTCGCATCGTCTACGGGCTTAGAGGTGCAAGGTGGTTCCCGGATAGCACGAGCTCTCCGAGATATAGGCTGGATCTGCCCGCCGCCACGATCTCTGTCGAGGATAGGACGGCGTGGTACGGGCAAAACTCTGAATATCCGATTTTGTATGCTGTTATATCGTTTAGCTTGTTGAATGAGTGTGGAGATGGCGGATCGTTATGATTGGGTGTTCTTGGGTACAAATAGGGGGTTTGGTGAGCAGAAAGTTCTTAGTCTAGCTTTGGACAACGTATCGTACTTGATAGGAAAACATGGGACGTGGGTTCACCCAGAGGACGCAGATCGCTTATTGGATATCAGGCGATATTGTCCATGCGGGAGCGGTACTTCGAGGCCGCTTTTCGTGAGGCTTAATCCGACATCAGAAGATGTAAGTAGGAGGACATAAATGGCAACGTATTACACTCCTTCGGCCCCAACCATTACTGCTGGTTTTTTCTTGAAGCCGGAGGGCGCGATCAAGATTGGTACATCCAACCTGTACGGTTCGTTGGAAACGTCATCTTGGGTGTATAGCACATATGAGGCGTCTATTGGGTTGCAGGCTGGGCAGAGCGTTGAGATCGGCGGTGTTGCGGATCTGTCTTGGTCGTATGAACCAACATATGAGCCTGTTGAGACATTCAACCTGGCGCTCAACACGGTGTACCAGGTGACGGGCGAGGAGACCAGGCTGACGATCGAGATTCTTGAATTCAAGCCGCAAACATTGGAGCTCGCTCTTGGCACCGGTACGATGTACTCGCTCGGGAATGAGCGCGTGTATACATTTGGCGGCGGCTGCACGATGCGGTCGAGGCCGATCAGCGTCGAGTTCACCAATGACTCGTGTGACGCCCCGTCATCGGAGGACGTCACCAGCGGCATTTCCGGCGGCGTGCTCACGCTCTATGATGTGTTTGTGAGTGGCGGTCTTGAGTGGGCGATGAACTCGCGTGAAAACAACACTGTCTCATTGGAGTTTACCGCGAAGCCAGTGACGGCCCGTAGCCGTGGCAACAGGCTGGGCTCTCTGTATCTTTACTAGGGGATAAAAATGGAAGAAAAAGTGACGGTAAGCGTGGGTGGCGAAACGTGGGACATCACCCCGCTTAAAGGTCTGCGTGCGATCCAGATCATGCCAGATGTGATTGGAATGTGTGCGGAGATCGTGTATGCTGCATACAAGGGCGGCATACGCATTGATGAGTGGTTCTCCGAGGACTTCGATGGCGAGATCAGGTTGCAGCTCGATACGATTTTGAGAGCAATTGGGTTTGTGTCAAATGTCCTTGGAGAGAAATACGATCGTTTTTCCAGGGAGATCGTACCATTCCTATTGCAAAAAGATTATGAGTTTCTTGAGAATAATGGGACGATGCAGGAGATCGGCATCGCGCTGTGGAGAGCCGTGCAGTTTCACATTAAGACGAGTTTCGGCGAGGAAGTACTCACTGCACTAAAAAACTTCGCAGGCTCGGGGGCTCAGGAAGAGAAGAAGGAGGACTAGCCCCCGTCATATTGCTCGTCTCGAAACATACTGGCGTGTCCGTGATGGAAATCGAGCGCGACATGTATTGGCGCGATTGGATACGCTATCTTGACGCTTCGATTGAGGCCCAGGAACAAGACGACTTTCGCTTTTGGGTAAGCGCAGGCGGGGATCCCAAAAAGTTTAGATGGAGATATCGTCACAGAGGGGCAATGTCCTCTGCAGATATTGGAGAAAAGATAACGAGCCTGGCGAAAGACCTGAAGATCGCCCCCGTAAAGGGCGATGTATACGATGTGGCAAAGAGAAAGGGCCTGATGATGGTGCGCCAGATCGTAGGGGCTGATGGGGAAATTAAATACGTTGACGAAGATGGGAACGAAGTTTCACCCCCCGAGGGTAGCTTTTTCGTACCATCTGCGAGAGCAACTCAAATGCTGACGGGGGCCAATCACTAGCCCCCGTTTTTGCTAGGAATCTATTATGGCAGAAGAAATCTTTTCTGGCGAAATCAAAATCACACTGAGCGATTTAGCGACAGGTGCGATCAAGGATCTGGCAAGTACCGTTGAATCGTCCATGCGATCTATTTCTGAGTCGGCCAGCGATTTCTCGGACAGTATGGAGCCGGCAGTTGAAAAGATAGTAAAGCTTTTCACCGAGGCCACTGGAGAGACGAGGAAATTCAAGACGCAGTTCAATGGCAACGCTGCAGCCATCGCGATAGCGATGGAGCCAGTCGAGATGTCTGTTATGGACGCCGTGTCGAGCATCCGGCTTGGCCTGAGCTCGATTGGCGAGAGCTTTACGGATACTGCATCTGGAATTAGCATGGTTTCTTCGGCCCTTTCGAGCCTGATCGAAAGAAGCGACATGCTGAAGGGCCTGGCGAAGCCCGTCGAGCAGGTTGGGCGGATCTCGCAATCGATATTCTCGTTTGTCTCCAAGACATCCAGGTTGTTTGGGAAGATGTCTGGCGATATCGGTGCGCTATCTGAGAGAATGGGCATACTCACGACCAACGTCAGGGTGCAGGCACAGGCATGGCGAGAGATGGAGGCCGATGAGATACGATTCAGGCGCGGCGTTGCAGCGCGCTTGAAAGAGCTTACCGAGCTGTCGCAAAAACTGATGCTATACGCGTCCGCGATCAAGCAGGTCGGGGAGGTTGGCGAGGCGGCCTGGGAGACACAGGGCCGCGAGATGATGGCGCTCAGAGCGCTCCTCGTTCGGCTTGGCGCTCCACTAGAAGAGTACAACGCCGTCATGAACAACCTGGAGAAGGGCATTTTGCGTACAAGGATGCGCATGGACGACCTTGGGGCGTCGCTGAAGAATCAGCGCACCGAATTTGCCCTTAGCCAGATTGGATTGGATAATTTTTCTGAGAAATTCGAGAGGCTGATCTCGCAGCCTTTTCTTTTCAGGCGGGCATACGAGGAGATGAGCGATGATGTCGCAAGGCGTTCTGGCATCCAGTCAAAGCTGATCACCAGGATGTCGTCTGCCCTGTCCACAATGGCTACAAACCTCGGATATGTTGAGTCCAGGTGGCGTTCATCTGGCGAAATTTCCGTGCAATATCTGGAGCGTGCCAGGTCGAAGGTCAAAGAGTTCAACAGAGTCATGATGGTCTTAAGGGCGACCGGGGGAGAGGTTCCAGAGGAGCTTGCGAAGAACTTTAAGGAGCTTCAGGCAATCCTGCAGCAATTTGCCATAGAGGCCAAGAGGCTCGAGCAAGGGCGGCCACGCAGGCGCGGGATATTTGGCATTTTTAGAAAAAACGTGGACGATGCCAGGCTCGGCGTTGAGAGCTTCAGTGCAGCGACAAAGGATGCGACCAGTGCGCAGAGCGACTTGTTGTACTATGTTGCCCCGAAAGGCATGATGTCATCTGGGATATCGAGCCTTGGGAATCGGCTTTACGGCGCGTCCGAGAGTGCCGCGATGTTTGGGATGTCCCTTGGGGCCACCATTGGGATCATCGGTGCGGTTGGTGGCGCCTTGGGGCAGATCGATCCTGCGTTCTCGATGCTGATCGTTGGGGCCGGAAGGTTCGCGGACCAACTGGTGCGGTCCTTTACCGCTGTGGCGTCTGTGTCGGGGACGCTTGCGGATAAGTTCAGGGCGCTCGTGACAATTGCCAGCAGCACCTTCACGGCGCTTGGTCTTGGGATGACGGGCCTCATGGTAAAAACCGGCATGCTTGGCGCAGAGGTCAGGACGCTCGAGATGACGATGCGCACCGTAGCAACGAACATCGCGCAAGAGGCCGGTGCGGATGTCGGGAAATTCACAGGATATGTCGATTACTTGCGCGATACGCTCGTGGACACTGGAATCACGACACGAGAAGCCACAAAAGCGCTCACTCAGTTTTTGAGGGCGAGACTTCCTGTCGATAAAGTCGAGGATTTGGCGCAAGCTGCCAAGAACCTCGGCGTGACCATCTCCAACCTGACGAGCTCCGAGGTCTTTGGCAGGTTTATTTACTTTATTCAGACTGGAAACTCTCAGCTACTGAACGCGCTTGGCATTGGCCGGAACGCCATTCACTTCTACCAGGACTATGCAAAGGAAATCGGAAAGAGCGTCAAGGCTCTAACTCAACAGGAGCGCTATCTCGCTCTTATCAATGGCCTGTTGAAAGAGGCGAATTCGGTGCAAGGTGTTTACAACGAGGCGATGAAGACCGCAGGAAAGCAGCTCAGCTCGATGAAGCGCTTGTTCGAGGAATCGCTACTGGTGTTTGGAAGAAGGTTTGAGCCGATACTGGCAAAGCTCATTTTCGGGATGAACAAGTTGCTTAAATCGTTCGTTGGGTTGCCAGAAAATGTAAAGGATATGATTGCAAACTTCGTAAAGTGGGGCGCGGTGGCTGGTACGTTGCTTGGCGCGATTATGTCGCTCGCTCCGGCCATCAAGGCATTGGTGCCGCTTATCCGCGCCGTTGGCAGGCAACTTGCGATATCTCTACCGTGGATGATAGCCATCAGTGCCGCCATCGCCGGGATCATCGCCGTCGTCAGGGGCTTCAAGAAGCTGTGGGACGAGAACTTTGCAGGCATCAAAGATTCCGTGAAGGAGTTGCTGGCGACCATTAAGAGCATGCTCGCCCCGCTCATTGGTTTCTTCACGGGGTGGTTCAAGCAGTTTGCGCTTGATTTCGAGAACATCGTCCGCTCGATAACAGAGCGCCTGAAAGGTTTTGTCGAGCATCTGTCCGAGCTTTTGCAAGACGCAAATAGTAGGATGGCGCAGTTCGTGCAATCGATAGTGGACAATTTCGGCGCGATCTTTATGGCGCTACACAACGTCCTGGGCGCGATCAACAAGATGATCCTCGGGGACGTAGAGGGCGCGAAGAGGGATCTAAAGGACGCGTTCATCAACCTGCTCACGGCGATCAAGTTGCTGGTGGATTCATGGATCTCTCAGGCGCTGGTCTGGGGCTGGAACCTGGTCGCGTCGTTCGCAGAGGGGATGTTAAAGGCCGCGGATGCGCTGATAGAGGGCATCATGAAACTGATCGGGGGTATGATCGGCGCTTTTCTGGCATCCCATTCGCCGCCAAAGAAAGGGCCGCTGTCTCATATTGTCAGGTGGGGTCGTGGCGTCATGATGGAGTATCTCAAGGGATTTGCCCTTGCGGATTTTAGCGTGCTGCGGGATATCGTCGCCCCGATCCGAGATGCGTTGCGACAGGCAGTGTCCGCCGGTGCGATATCCGAAAAACGAATGCCAGCCATACTCAGATCTGTGCGCAAGGACGTGGCGCAGCTCCTAAGCGTTTTCAGGCAGACTGGTCAGGTGAGCGAAGAAATCATAGCCGGGATCTCGAAGAAACTGGGCGAGGGCGGGGCTGAGATCGTCGAGTACATCCGCAGGATTTTGAGATACCAGCAAGCCGTGAACAAGCTCAAGGATGTACAGGAGCAGGTCGCCGCCGCAGAGCGCGCGGGATTTGTTCCAAAAGAGTTGCAGGAAAAACTGCGTGCGGCGGAGAACGAGGTAAATGTCGCAAAAGAGGCGGTGGATTGGCAGCGCGAGCTCATCGCGGCGCAGAGAGAGACCATCGACCTCCAGCTCAAACAGACCAAACTGCTCGAGCGCATGGCAAAAGCGATGGAGAAGGCCGCCGTCGAAACCGATTTCAAGCTCGATTTCGACGTGAAAGATGACATCGCCGGCATGCTCGATAATCTGGCGGACTCAGCGCTGTCTCTTTCGGATAATTTCTATGAGGCCAGAAAGAGCGTCGAGGAGTTTCTGGCATTGCCTGTCGAGGGCAAGCTAAAGGTGATACTGAAAAAGTTGCTCGATATAGTGGGCGTAGAGCTCCCAGAGGATTGGGACGAGATGTCGCTTTCTCAGCAGTTCTCGTTTTTGATCGACGAGGCCGTGAACTATATTATTGAGAAAACGCCAGAATGGGCCGAGAAGCTTAGCAGTGCCGTCATGGGTTGGGTGGAAGCGGGGATTGACAAGTTCAAGGAGGAGCTTGCGAAAAAGGGCGAGAAGGAAAAGGAGAAGATCGGCGCATCCATTGGCAGCATCATACCCGGAGCGATCAGCGTCGTGCGCAGAAAGGTCAGGCTGTGGTCCGTGTTGCTGAAACTTGAGTTTCGGCGTGTAATCCGACTTGCGACGTATCGCATGACCGGTGAAATGCCAAAGCACTCCGAAACGATGTCTACTTTCTTTAGCACGTTGTTTGAAAAGGCGATAGAGCTGTTTGTAGAAGGCGCTGAGAATCTTACCAAGCTCGTGTCGTGGGCGATTGGCAGTATAATTGGCCTGTGGCTGACGGTGATGACGGAAAAGCTGCCGGAGCTTTCGACAAAGCTGAAGGATAAGCTCGTGCTCTGGTTTACTATCGGCGTACTAAAGCTTACTTTGTTTGTGTCTGAATTGGCGGAGAAGTTGCTCGACGTTTTTACGCAGATATTTGCCTGGTTTATCGCTTTGCTGGAAATTGATGCGCTTAAGCTCGCCCAGGATCTCATAGATACGTTTGTTGAGTTGATACTTAAGCCATTCTTGTCTGGCGTACTAAAGGCTGGCCCAGAGTGGCTAAGGGATGCGGTATCTATTGGCGCAAAGATAGCCAACTCAGTCAAGGAGGGCATTAAAAGAAAGTGGGGGGAGGTGACAGAGTGGTTTAGAAAAAAGTTGCAAGAATTGCGCAATCTGTTGCCATTTTCGGAACCAAAAGACAAGAGAAGCCCGTTGTATGGACTTAGCGAATCTGGGAAAGCTATTGTGCACAATATGGCTATTGGCATGAGGGATTTTGATTTTCAATCTGCTGCCGCCGCGGCGCTGTCCGATATGAAGATGTCGCTTTCGGACGTGGTGAGCAGGCCGAACACGATGAACTTCTATGCGGGCGCGTTCAGCGGGGCGTTTCCAAACATCACGAGGCCGGAGGATGCGGGGTCGTTTATGGAACAGCTTAATCTGCTCGTATCGAAGAACAAGGCGTATTCCAGTATAGGGGTAGTGTAATGGGAGTTTTCAAGATTCACCCTGACAACCTGTCGACTATCACTTGTAGCATTTTCGAGGACGAGACGGCGACTTATCAAGTCGTACCATCATCAATCGATATGAATGAGCAGGAAAGAGCTATGGCGACGCAGCTTGGTTTTGTCGCACGTGGCGTGGTGGATATAAAGTTCATGGTAATCTGTTTTGGCACGACGCAGGAAAGCGCGATGAGCGCTTTTCGCGCTTTGCAGCGTGCGGTGATGGACAAGCCTGGCGGGTATATCGAGTACAAGCCGGTGGGGCTTGGCGCGTCTGTGCGGTCGACGTTTTATCGTTACGATAATCGGTATGCCGTCAGCGTCCCGAGGATCGCGCTTGCCGGCATGATTCACGGTCCAGGCATGGAAAAGCTGGCGAGGGTAAACAGCGCCAGCGACTACGGGATCAGCGTCGAGGTAATGCTAAAGACGTTTCCCTGGGCGATGAGCGATCCGGACAGCGCGGTCACCGTCAAGTCCGTGAGCGGCTTGGACAACTATGACGACGGGACACATGATTCGTCATTTGTTATTGACTCGTCCTCAGATATAATTGGCGATGCCATTCTGCCGATCGTTCGGGTATATCGTACAGATGCCGATGCCGCGAACATCAGGCAGGTGTATGTACATGTCAGGGAGGCGCTGGAAGGCACAAGTACAAATCTGGACTTAATCTATGCGGATGACTTTGGCACGCTCAATAATTTCACGCTAACCGCCGGGGCCGTTCCCGGTGGATACTATCTCACGACATCTAGCAGCGGTGCGCAGGCGACATGGACACTCGGTACAGATGGCGGGATAGATATGGATCGCACTTATACTGGAAAGATCACGCCTATTTTGCTTGCCAGAGTCACTGGTGGGTCGTATTACGTTAAGGTGGCGGTTGCGGGCGTTGTTTCTAACCAGATAAACTCGAAGACGCTTACCGTGTCCGATACGGATTGGCGCTTTTACATTTTCGACGAGCTGGACTTCCCGCCATTTGTGATACCGGATTCTATTCAGGAGGCGGACGTTGGCGATTTTATGGCAAATGTCGAGCTCAAGGTGAGTGTGACGCAGATCAGCGCCGGGGATTTCCAGTTTGTGTGGCTCTGGATTCCGGTGAGCACGAGGTGGATCGCGAAGCTCGAGTCGGACGGATCCTCTGGTCAAATAACGCAATACGACAGGCTATCCATAGACGCTTTCACGCAACAGGTCTACCGCTTCTCGAATCCGTCCACGCCGGAATTTGAGTACGCCTGGAGGAAGTACGGTGTAAACTGGGCAAAGTTCATTTTGCGCAAAGGATTCGATTCCAGGGTGCGTATATTATGCCAGGATGACGATGTATACGACATGGATTTTGTCTCGGATATTACATTAGCAGGATACTACTTGACAGTGTACCCGTTTGAGGAGTAGCGTATGATCGAGATCGAGACGTATGATGAATATATGGATGTGCAGTACATCATAAACGATGCGACGAACATTTCATGGTCAACACATTATGGCGAGAATGGGAGCGGGTACGGATATCTACGCTTTGCGCTTCCGAGGGAAGTGGGGATCGGGTACAAGGACATCGGCATCGGGTACAGGATCAAGGTGCGCAAATATCTCAACACCATCCTGTTCGACGGGCAGATACGCGGAATACAGGAATCGTTTAGCAATGGGGCCGGGAAAATAAGCGTGTCGTGTCTTGGCTGGATCGCCATCGCCGGGGATGACGAGGTAAACGAGGCATATTGTGACAAGCGGATCAATCAGTGGGATCTCGCGTCTGCGGTTCCCAAGTGGGGCATCAGGCCGGATCTGTTTAGTACCAGCTCGAATGCCGGTGGTTTGTATATCGCAGCAGGAAACGGGAAAGAGTTTAACGCTCAGGACTATGTGTACTACAAGTATACCGCCCCTGGCGATTCCGGGTATTCCCAGCGCATAAAATGCGATGTGAGCATCTGCCTTGGGAACGGCGTGCTCTTTGATGCCGAAATCGCGTCGGTCGACGCAACAAACGGTTATGTGTATTATACAAGCGATGCTGGGGAGTCTCATATTGACACCGGGATGGAACTGTACAACATAAATCAGGATAAGAGCGCAACCATCAGCGCAATAAATACATCGACGAACAGGATCACCGTATCGGAGGCGGGGGACATCTCCGGATGGTCTGCGTCCGAGGATATCGTGGTATACGGCCCGTATTTCTCCGCTGGCATCACGGACATCTCCGGGGCGGTGATCACATACGGCATCAGCATGGTCGGCGAAAGCAACCTGGCCGTGGGGCAGATGCTCGCAAACCTGACGAAGAAGAGCACGGCAGAGATACAGTCCGTGGATACCGGCGCGAACACGATCACGGTTACGGACGAAGATCACATAAATGGCTGGGGCGAGAACGATGTCATCGCGGTGTGCGCTCCGTATTTCGAGGCAACGATATCCTCGATCTCCACATCCACGATCGCGTATTCGAGCCCGGTTGGGGAAAGGTGGGCGTCGTCTGCGACCGGGTGGATCTTACACAACGTCGACCAGGACAACTATGCCACAGTTCAGTCGTGGAACGCCGCGTCCAATCAGTTGGACGTGAATGACTCTTTCGACATCTCCGGGTGGTCTGCCACCGAGACGATTCGCATTTATTCGCCATTCAAGGCGCAGGTGCAAGATTACAACGGGGCACCATATTGGCCCACGGTCGATGTAAGGGAGGGCGGCGTTCCGCAAAACCATACCTCCGTCGATATCTCTCTGTTCGTCACGCCAAACGATGGCTGGAGATTGTATTTTGAGGGGTATCTGGCTGGCACTGCGAACGAGTACTCTTTCGTGAACTTCACCAATATCCGTGCGTATGCCAAAACAAACGATGTCACGGCCACGTTTCTCGTGCAAGAAGCGATAGACGCCCTGAGCTCCGGCGATCACGGTTGGAGCTCGGACACGGATTGGGTCGAGACATCTACGAAGGCGCTCGAACCGGCGGTGTTCGAGTTCAATACGTGGGAAGATGTCTTGTCGTGGGCATGTAAATATGGGGATCAAAATAGCGATCTCCTTGCGTGGGGCTTAAAACTCGATGACGACAAGGTGGTATTTTTGGAGCCGCAGACCAGCGCAAACATCGATTATGTGATCACCAGGGAGCTGTCGAATATGGACGCATCGATAGATGCCCAGGACGCTTATCAGAGCGTGAGGGGCGTTTACGAGGACAAATTGGGGGAAAGGCAGTTGACGAGCTGGGCAAGCGATTCGGATGCGTACCTGAACAAGATGTATGTCAGGAAAAAGACCATCGAGCTCGATGTCGTGGACACGGATTCTGAGGCGTCCGATTTGGTGCAACTGTATCTGAGTTCAAACAAGGAACCGAAGAGGTCGGCGAGGTATCGCGTGAGCGGGGCGCTTACTCAGTTCGGGCTACCGGTGAGCGCGGATGAGGTCCAGGCAACCGGCCGCCTGATGCTGGTTCAGGATTGGAGGTCCGTCTTGAACTCCGGGTCGGATCTGACGGATGAGTGGACCACGGAGCGCGTGGTTGTGGTGGAGGTCGACTACGACAACATGACGGCATCCGTCACGCCGGCAAACGCGAGAGACGATTTCGAGCGCTACATGCGTGAGCTGGTACGTATTGCGGAGGGCAGGAGATGAGAGAGCCACAGGTTACCAGAGAGTTCAGGAAAGTCAATTCGCGTATTGGCAGGGCAGAATCTGCGCTACGCGAGCTTGAGAAAAAGTTGGCCGGTGCTACAGGGAACGTGTCCGCGTCCCCCAGGCCGACCAGTGGAGTGAGTGGGACCATCGTCGCCGGACAGGGATTGTATGGTGGTGGTAGCTTGCCAGGCACGGCGACGCTCAATGTCGGCGCGGGCGACGGGATCGATGTTGCGTCGGCATCTATTGCAGTGGATGTGACCGATATTATCGATACGGCTTATGGCCTGGTTGAGAACGACAACGATATCCGTGTAAATATCGGTAGTGGCCTGGTCTTCAATGCTGGCGCGATCGACGTGGACGAGGCCAATATAGATCACGGGCTTTTGGGTGGCCTGGGGGATGACGATCATCCTCAATATGCAGCACTTGCACAGAATGAAACCGTGACGGGCGCCTGGACATTCGACGCACAGATCGATGCGGATGGTGGCTTGCAGGTTGGCGATGATCTGGTCGTTGGCCCCAACTTGCTTTTTGTGGACTATTCCGGATCCAACATTGGAATCAACTGTGCGCCCGATGCGCAGTTCGATCTGGATGTGGCCGGCAATTTCCGAGCACAGGGGTGGATAGTTGGCAAGCATGCGATCCAGCTTAGCGATGCTCTTATGATCTGCCACTTTGACGGCCCGGAACCGTATGAGACGGATTTCACCGGTGACGCGCACGGGCACATGGGCCAGGTGCCGACGATTGATGGTGGGGTCATCTTCAGGCCGGGGAAGTTTGGGAAGGCAGTACAGGTTGCGGAGGCGACGACGAATCTCTGTACAAATCCGAGTTTTGAAGTGAATCTGGCTGGATGGAGCTCAGCTAGTCTTGGCACACTTACTAGAACTGACAGCGAAGCGCACATCGGGTCATACAGTTGTCTGGTGGAATCGGGGGGCGGCCAAATCTTTGCTCAAGCCAGCTATCCTGATATACCAATATCCGGTACATCAACGTATACTTGGTCAGTTTGGGTCAAAAATCGAGACATACCTGTAGGCGACGATATTAAGCTAAGAGTATATTGGAAAGGCGGAGCGAACCCGAATCAATCGGAAACCCAAACTGTGGCATTGGTCGCGGATGCAGATGACTGGATTCGAGTGTTTGCCACGTTTGAGCCCGATTATACCGATCGGACAAGCATCAACCTTTACGTCATTTTTGAGGGTGTAACTGCCGACGGGCAGGGCTTTTATCTGGATGCAGCGCAGCTCGAGGAACGAGGATATGCTACTCCCTACTGCGACGGCAGCCTTGGCCCGGGCCATTCCTGGAGCGGCACTGCGCACAACAGCACCAGTAGCAGAAGCGCCAGCAGCTTGCTGTATCCCGACATCGTGCCACACGATGTATTCTCTATCTTTGGCTGGTTCCAGACAACGACAGAGGAGAACGATACGACCTCGGGCCACACCTTCCGCCCGCTCCAGGTCGGCAATTATTACGGCAATAGCAGCCTGGCGTTAATGAAATGGCACGCCCACGACACTATCTGCTTGTGGTTCAAGGATCTAAATGATTCGGGCTGGACCGTAACCGGCAGTGGATCTTCTGTAGACTGGAAACCATGGGACAAGGTTTTCTTTGCGATTGTCTACGACTATGCCAATAGCTCCTTGCGGCTGTACACAGGTGTAGAGGGTGGCACACTCTATGCAGGCACCGAGCTTACCAACCTCGGGGATGGCATGGCCTTTGGGAAATACAAGTTGGGAATAGGCGAAGCTGGCTGCTGCAACGTGGATGACCTTGCTGTGATTGGGCGCGCCATGACCTTTGACGAGATCCGGGCCATATTTGAAAGTGGAGCGCCGGTATTCGCTGAGACTTCCACCTGGCACTGGCGCACGCCAAATACCTTGGCCTGGGCCGATGCTGAGGGCCTGTGGGCCATCGATGACGAGGGCGACGCGGCTTTCGGAGTCAGCGGGGTGGATAATAAGAGCTGGGGCGGCCTGACGCTGGATAAAGGGGATGTGTTGCTAGGCGGCAGCTCACAGTATGTTCTCTGGGATGCTTCTGCGGCATTGCTAGAAGTTGTCGGGACCATCAAGGCACAAGCAGGCGAGATCAATGGCCTTCTTGATATGGGGGATGGTGGTGAAATCCGTCTCGGCGCAGGCACGCCTGGGTCTAATTTTACGGGCTTGCGGCTATACAGAAATGGATCAACGTATCGGTTCGAGGGGCGGAACAACGATACATTGCAAGCGTATTTTGATAGCGATGGAAAGCTGGTGGCCGGTGGCGGCGATGTAGTACTCAATGCCGATGGCATCACAATTTCCCAGGGGACAGGAAATCCCAGTGCGATTCGATGGATGGATGGCTCTACATTGTACTCTTACATTCGCGGTAATGACGTTGGTGGTTATCCGGGAATAGTACTGTATTGCGAGGATGGGTCGGACTCCACGGCCATGATAATGCGCGCCGATTCTGCTGGTGCAAATGGTGATATAGGGATGTCGCTCGGTGGCCTTCAACGATTTCAACTTACCGCAGCCTATCTCTATCTTAGCGGAATAGCACTGACTGTTGGCGATTATGCGTCTGGACTATCTAGTGGAGAGATTCATACATCTAACTCCATATATGTTAATGACAACTCAAACGCCAAACAAACTCTTGGCCTGACCATCAATCAGGCCGGATACGATGACGAGATCATCTCGCTCAAATCCAGCGATGTGGCGCACGGAATGACCAACCTGACCGAGACAGATACATTTGCCTTTTTTCAAAAGCACCACGGCAGCGATGGGGGCCTACGAATTTCTAGCTTCCGCGAGGTCGGCGCATACGCTCATGGCGCAATGACGTTGTGGGGATATCTGACGGGCAACGCCGAAACAGGCAAGACGACAAGCAACTACGGGGTGATTGCACTGCTTGGATCCATCAAGTCTGGAACTGGCGCAACATACCTGAATGCCAATGGCAACATTCTCTCGATCGGTGACCACGACGCCACCCGGTTCATTTTCGACAAGGAAGGCGATTTCTATTACGACGGGTCGCTCCACTCATACGACATGGAAGATGATCTGGCGCTACTACATGAGCTGAATCAGATTCTGGACAGGGCGGCGACCGATCCGAAAGTCGCACGCATGGAAGCCCTGGTAGAGCGGCCAAGGACCGAGGCGCTTGGCATCGTCACACTATGCGACAATGGCTTGATGATGAGCAGCAAACGACACGCGGCACTGCTGCGTGGTGCTATCCTACAGTTGGATCAGCGCATAGCGCGAATCGAAAAACTCTTGACGGAGGGCAAACGATGAAAACGGTATTGATGTGCGCGGTGGTGGCGGCCCCTGCGCGTGGAGGGTTAGGTGCGGCGAGGCCCCGATGAAGCGCGAACTTTTTATGAAAGTAGGCCGAGGAAAGGCGGCCTTCCAATCTGTGTCAGTTTGACATAGTTTGGTAAACCAGAAATTGTATGGAGACTAAAACAAAGTACGAAGACGGCCAGCCAAAGAAAGTCAAGCTGGACAGGCACGATGCGGGCCTTGTGATGCTCGCGCAACGCAGGCGGCACGAGCTGTTGCAAGAGATCGCAGAATTGAACACGAGGCTGATAGAAATGCTCTGCCTGTACCACGGTGTGGACTTTGATGATCCTGTCATCGTCCAGGAAAACGATGGGCTGTATCTGACCGAGAAGCCCAAACAAGAGGAGAAAAGTCAATGAAACTAAAGATCGCCCTCATTTTCACCGTAGTACTTGCTTTGGTGGTAGGCTGCCAGCCGGTGTCGGTGATCCACTTAGCCTCGGTGTCGGACATCCAAAACTTGGACTTTGAGGAAGGGTTCCGATACCAGGATGATATCCTACAGCTTCATGTGGCAAATGGCTGGGTGGCCTGGTGGAGCGAGAACGACCGCAGGCCAGAATACAAAGATGCCAAAGTGTCTTTGGACCCCCGGCGGGTACACTCTGGCCAGCATGCCCAGCAATGGTTCACGAGCTGGGGCAAGCACACCGCCGGTATCTACCAGATCATCAGTCCGATAGAGTTCGGGAAAACCTACCAGTTTAGCGCCTGGGTGCAAGCCTGGTCGTCCAGTGGCGATGATCCGAATGTCTCGAACGGGCGTTACCGCATGCGCATCGGGATCGACCCTTACGGGGGAACGGACCCGGAGAGCGCGGACATCGTGTGGTCGAACGATGGCAACTCGGTTCAACCGTATGACGAGTACCAGCAGATCGCTGTGCGGGCGCAAGCAAAATCTGATCGTATTACGCTGTGGGCTTGGGGACAATCCGAATGGGCGCTGAAGCATAACGATGCCTACGTGGATGACATGGAATTGTCAATCGTAGGAGAGGGGCCATTGCCTACTCAGGCACCATACACGCCTGCACCAAGCGGCGAGATCGATTACGCAAGGATCGAAGAAATCGTCAGACGGGTGTTTAGGGAAGAATGGCCGACACCATAGAGTGGACTCAAAGCGAAATAGATGAGTTATTGACGCTGCGCAATGCGGGCATGCCGTTTTCCCAGATCGGGAGGCGTATAGGTCGCAGCAAAGACGCATGTAAAAACAAGTACAAGCGCCTGAAAGACAAGTCGCCGGCGAGGTGGGTCGAGTCTGGAAACTACGCCGAGGCGTCGTGCCTGGTGAAGACGCTGGACGAGCTCATCGAGGCCGCAAATGTCGACCTGGATGTGTGGAAAGTAGTCAAGTATGAAATAAAGGCGTATCCTGGGTGGGCAAAGAACGAGAGGGTGGATCTGCGGTGGGAAGACGGCAGGATAGAGAGTGGGTACGTCAACAAAAACGGAATCGAGAGCGTGCAACTTTGGAGTGTGCATGCTCAGTTTGTTCGCAAAGTCCCCGTACCTCTCATGCCGGTGCTTGTTCCGATAGAGTGCGACGTAACCTACGATGCTCCGTTGCCAAAGCATACTGGTTTACGCCGATCGCTCGTGCTGGCAGATATGCACTTTGGGTACAGGATAGACGAGCCATTGCACGACGAGAGCGCTTTGCGTATCGCGCTCAGCGTGGCAAGAGACGCAAGGCCAGATCGCGTGGATATCCTCGGGGATCTGCTCGATTTGACAGACTGGACGACAAAGTTTGTGCGCACGCCAGAGTATCAATATCAGACGCAAAAGAGCCTGTTGGCCGCGCACGCTTTTCTCAAGACGCTGAGGGACATGTTGCCGAATGCGCAGATCAGGCTGTATGAAGGAAACCATGAGCGCAGGCTGAGGTCCATTTTGATGGAGCATTTTGCGGTAGCTTATGGCTTGAAATCTGTAGACGAACTAGACTTGCCGCCATCGATCAGCGTCCCGAGGTTGCTTGCATTGCACAAGCTCAAGGTGGATTGGGTTGGCGACTACCCCGACGAAATGAGCCTCCTTGGAAACAGGGTAAGGCTTAGCCACGGGGATGTGGTGTCGTCCACCATAGGTGGTACAGCACGCGCAAAGATCGAATCGTCTGTGGTCTCGGAGATATTTGGGCATGCCCATCGCAGGGAGTGGGTATCAAAGACGCTGTATGGGAAAGATGGCCCAGTTGTGATAGAGGGTTTTTGCCCTGGGTGTCTATGCAGGGTGGATGGAATCGTGCCCGGGACAAGCGCATCGCAAAACTGGCAACAGGGCTTTGCGGTAATAGATTATGACGATGATCACTATGCCATTACCCCGATATCCATAGATGGCATAGCGATTTGGGATGGGAAAGTGTATACGGGGGAGGCCTAGACCTCCCCCGTATCTTAGAACAAGGAGATTTGCGCGTACTCTGTCCTAGGCTGTATGTTGGATAGCCAGAGGTTCCCAACGGTAGCGTATTCCGGATTGATCTCCGTGCCAACCCATTCCAATCCGTATTTTTCCGCAGCGGCACCGCTGGACCCAACGCCGGCGTATGGATCATACGCAGTCTGTCCGGGATCGGATATGACGCGCAGTATCCATTCCCACACGTACATTGGTTTTTGCGTGGGGTGGGCCTTTCTGGTCTGGATGCCCCCGGTCTTACAGATGTGACACCCTTTCTGGCACAGCGCGATTTCCCCGTCTACGCTGTGCCAATGCACGCGTTCGTGATGACTGCATGTCGTGCCAACGATATAGTTTTTCATTTCTGCATCTGACAGGAAATGAAACGTGTTTGGTTTCCCCTTTGATGCGACGGCGACCCATTCAAAGGCATACGTCCAGTTTCTGCGCCTTACATTTGGGGCGGGGTTTGTCTTGCACCATGTGAGCGTTGTGCGATAGCTTAGATCTGGGTGATCTTTGATCAGTGCATGGTATCTCCCAAACAACCGATCCCCCGTCCAGATTATCAACCACCCCCCATCCGCCAGGGACTTTGCCGCCATGTCGATGAATGGCCCTGGGTCGTACATCTTGTCCCAATCCCCAAAGTCCCTTTGGATGGGCTTTCTGCCGCGCAGGTCAAAGTTAGCGCCATCTGTAGACAGGTTGTATGGCGGATCCGTGATGATGATATCCACGTCGCAGAGCCTGGCAAAATAATCCTTGCAATCCATCTGGTAAATCATTTCCCCAGTCTCCGCACAAACTCTTTGAGGACATCTCCGCCCATGTCTCTCATGAGCCCGTGTCCAAGAGTTTTATCGCCGCTTTCGAGATACCACTCTACATCTGTAACTTTTTCCCCAGAAAACACCGGAAAGAATGAGTATCTTGCCGGTGCCATCTTTTGGCGGACGATAGCACGCGCCACGGCGGGCGGGTCTCCGGGAGAGATGTGCTCACGCACGTAATCCCCATAATCGCTGTCTACGTTCAGGCGATCGTCGATCTTTTTGATCTCGCCAGTCCACCGATCGTATTCCTGGATCGGTTTGCCAGCGCCCGTTTCGTAAAACGGTTTGAGGGTATAAATACCATACTGTATAATTTCATTCTCTGTCATGCCAGATGCGAGCGCCAGTCTGACCGTGGCGAGGTGATTGAAGATCATCGCCCTGCTTACGCCGTTGTAGTCCGTGAAATCGTGTAGGTATTCCTCAAACGTGTTATACTCGGCCGCAAGGAACAGGGCTTCCTCGCGGATGGCGTTGAGGTCGAGGATGGCTTTTGTCATCGTGAGTTTTGACAGGGATAGCATTTCGGATGCCTCCCTGTCCAGCCTTCTAAACCTTTCAAGTTGATCTTGTTTCGTTAGAAGTTCATTTGCCATAGTTCTTCCTTATCCGGGATCCTTCTTTCGCCTGCGCATTTGCGAATAACCCCCCTTAAATGATTGAAAAACTCTACCCTGTCGCCCCCAGAAGACGCATCGTGTTCCAGCTCATCCAGGGCAAGCAGCGTCAGTCGCGCTTCCCCGTCCGTGAGCTCCGACACGTTTTTGCCAAACAGGGCTTGCGTCATCTCGTCCGGGTCTTTATCGTCCCTGTCTGCATAGTATGCCTTGATCGACAGTTCCTGCTCCTTCTGGATGGTGGCCTCCCAGATGGATGGTTCTTCCTCTTCTGGCGCATCGAGGGACAGCATCTCTACGCTATCGACGCCGAGGTTTTGCTGCACCATCCCCGCGATAACGGACTTTGTGTATTCCTCTCCGAGCAGGTTTCTCGCCGCTTCCCAGTCGATCTGGGATCGGTAAACGGTAATCGGGTTGTTATCCAGGTACTCTTTGGTATATGTCCCGATCTGGAGCAGTGTCCGGATGGCCCTGTTGATCGCCCCGGTCTCGGCGAGCTCGGCTCCGAACTGGGCAGCCTTTTGCGTGGTGCGTTTTGCGACCTCGGCTGCGATAAAGTCTATCTCGTCCAGGATGTCCGGATCCTGCTTGTGCAGGTGATACCGGACGCGCCCGAACCATTGATCGCGCGTTTCGTCTTGCCTTCTGTTGATGCCGCGATCTGCGGCGTATTTCGATAGCAGGTTGTCGACCTCTTTTTGGTATCTCTCCGTGTATCTTGGCCCGCCGATGGTCAGATCGATCACCTTTGTGGCCTCGAGCTCGATTTGCGTGCCGTCCGGTTGTTCCCATTCGCCGACGAACTTTGCCTTCCATACGTTTGGCCGGAGCTCTTCGACCACGGATTCTTTCTGCTTGATGCCGGCGGCCACCAGAAGCTTGTCAAGGGCGAGCTTTGACAATGCGTATACTGGAACCCACCTGCTATTGATCTTTCGTCGCTCGATCTCGTACACCTCACCGGCTGCCGGATCGGTGTTGATCCACACGTCATTCTGGCTGATGACGTGCACTGGCGAACGCGATACGATTCTTCCTTCTGTGCTCATGCTTTCCTCCTGAAAGGTAACAACAAGAAAAATGTGTCATCCCCTCCGATCTTCCAGTTGTACAATGTGTCTTCCGTGGAAGTGTTGGGGATCATGCCGATTTTGTCTACGCCGACGTGTTTTACGGCTATGAGCAGGTCGTTTACGCTGACCATGCCCTCGAATGGCTCGTCGGATTGTGCCGGAAACGCCCTGTGATACGATGTATTCCCGCTGCATACCATTTCGACTTGTCCGGCCTTGTACGAGAACTCTGCGATTTGGGCTCCGATCTCGTGCGCGATCTGCAGGGCGTCGATCATGTCATCCGGCGCAGACCAGTAAAACTGCGGTTGGAGGCCCGCCACATTCTCTGTCAGCATGATCGATGACGTGTCGCTTGTCGGAAACCTGGCAAGCCCCCTGTCCGAGACAACGGCGCATGCGTCATCCGATAGGACGACGTTGCCATTTATGGCCGCCATCGCCCTGTTGATCAGAGCGATCTCGCACATCGCCGATATGGGGACATTGCTATTGTACTCTTTTTGAACGATGCAAAACCTTACGGCTGAGTATGTCGTGCCAAAGTATACCATTTCGTCTTTCGACCGGATATGGATGCATCTGTCCCTCAGCATCCCGGAGTTGGTTTTTGCCGCCGCGATAAGCGGCTTGAGGTCTTGCTTTGAAAGCGGGATGTTCTGCCCGATGATGCCCTCGATGGCCGGGTAGTCTGTCGGCGCTTCCGTCGGGAACCTTGCCGTACCATTGCTTTGTACGATGAGCGTCGTGTCATCCAGCATCAGCGTTGTCTCGCCATCGCCGATCGTGTATACGATCTCCGGCGGCACAAGTATGTTCAACGAATCCCCGGGCGTCCGGCACATCGCCCTTGCCTTGATGTAGAGCTCGTAGTCCATGCCATTTGCCTCGATGATGTCGTCCGTCGCTCTCAGCCTGACCTTGGATGCGTCGCCGGCGGCGCGCCTGCTCAGGCCGGCGATTGCGGCCTTCAGGATCGTTTTGAAATCCGATCCGTCTACCCTGATCATATCATCTCCTTTACTTGTTCTAGATTCTGGATCACGTTTGCGTGATCCATTTTTGCCAGCGATAGCGCGGTGCTGAAGCACCCGCCCTGCGAGTTATCCCACAGGACTTGCGCCATCGACTTGGGTCTATACCATATTATCTTCCTGCTTGTTGTGAAGTACCTGCGTATGACAAGCAGGGCCAGGCTCTGATTGAAATTGCACTTTTCGTACAGCGTGCGTGCCATCGCGAGTTCTGGCAGGCGATTTGAAAACCTGAATCTTGGGATAACGTATTCCGATGCGATGTATCTTTCCAGCGCATCCACAAGTTCGCCCAGATTTTTCTCCTCGGCCACCCACACGGAAGGCTTGTCTTTCTTTTTCGGCTTGTAGATGTACAACCGGGCGCCACATTCGGGACAATATTTCCCGCGATGTCGTTTGTATCCCCGATACCCACATACGGGACATGTCTTTTTATTGTCCATTTTTGGACTCCTCCAGTTTTGCGAATGCGGACATAAGTAGGTCGATCTCGCTTTCCTCCTTTCCGATGATCTCAAAGTACCTCCTCAGCGCCTCTGGCACGCTCATCGATTGCCAGGGATCTTGCGCGAACGGCCGGCCCTCCCGCTCGATGACCTGGTGAACCTGGAACTTGTGGAACCTGGACCCATCCATCCCGTACCAGTCGTCATGTGGCTGCAGTTGTACCCTGACCTGCACGTCTGCGCCATCTGGTAGCGTAGCGACCTGAATCTCGACCTCATCTGGCGTCCCTTCTACCAGGTACATCGGGCGCGCCCAGATCGGCTCCCATTCCCACTTGCCATCCCATATGTAGACGCCTTTTGGCACATCCCTCTCGGCGATGGTATTGCGATAGGTGCTGCCGCAGTACGCGGCATTTGGCGCTACGATCTGTGCTTTGTGGATGTGTCCGAGACAAACGACATCGTAGCCGGAGAACCAATCTGTGTTCCAGATCAGCTCCCCGCCAAGGGATGTCGGGATGTACCCGCCATAATCCGCTCCGAGGGTGGTACAATGTGCTATGAGCACTTTTACTGCGCCATCCGGGGCATCCGTGAGATATCCTGTTACCATAGCCTCGACAGTAGATGCAAGCTTTGCGTTTGCAGCGTTGCGCTGCAGGCGGGGCTCGTTTGCGAGGATTTGATTCGGTCTCAGCCAGGGGATGCAGACGATATAGTATCCCCTGGCCTGTACTATCCTCGGGGCCGATGCGATGGATATGGAGGGCGAGAGGATATCCATCGTGTCCGTCGCGGCGGCTCTCGATGTAGAATCATGGTTGCCGCTCACGCCAACCACGGGGCACATTTTCGACAGCTCTTTCAATCGCCTGGCTACCTCTTTCTCCATCTCGCTGCCCGGCCGCGATGAGTGGAACACATCCCCACATACCGCAACCAGGTCGGGCCGTCTATTATACGCCACTTGGATAACTCGGTCAAGTGCATCCAGCCCTTCTTTGTCCCTGATGTGCCAGTCTCCTGTTACCAATATCATCTTACATCTCCGATAGTCTGCGTTTCTGCGTCCGGTTTGCATGGACGATAAAAAAATGATGGGGGCGAATCGCCCCCATCCTGGTCAGTTGCGTTTTGAATCCACTCTTTTGCATGCTATCCCGTTATAATATCTGAGCACTTGATACCATGCGTTGTTCACAAGAATGAACATCCCGTATCCGGTGTGTCTCACGGATTGTATCTCGTCCCCTTCTCCGTGAACACACTTTCCATCCTTGACCCCGTACTCCTTTCCATCTACGATAAACGTGTTCATCTACACAGCCTTCTTCCGAGACCGTGAAGCTCACTGATAACCCACACCGCCCTCGGTAGGTCTCCGTCCCAATCCAGGTGCGCGGGACAGAATGCTTTGGGAAAGCATAGCAATTTCATCCACTGCATCTGCTCCGGCACCGGGACGACCTTTTTCCCATCGCGGATGTCGTATGCAATCAGCTTGCCACGATCGAGCACAATCAATGGCCTGTACATCCTGCCTCCTATGTCAGAGCGAAAAAGCACATCTCGTCGCCGTCGGCATCGGGATATGGGTCGTATCCGGCTCTTTCCTGGAAGTGGTCCTTCCATTCCTGAAGCCGAAACGACCCGTGAAACTTGCGCGGGATGTCGAGACTGCTCAGATGTCCGAGAAATATGGACGCGTGTACCCGGATCTGCGATCTGTCAATCTCGTCATCCGGACCGAATTCGACGGCGCTTTCCTTCTCCATGAAAGCGATTCTAACGTTCATCGAACACCTCGTGTATGATCGCCAACCCGATAATCCACACTCCAATTCCGATCAGTATGATCAAGGCTTCCATTGGATCACTCCGTATCCTGTTCTCATGATATGGGCGGGTACACTTTTCCCTTCCTGGATGTCGTCTATCATGTCCGCCACAACGGATGCGACCCACAGGCCAGAAGACGCGAACGACCCGCACCCGTCGCTCGCCATTACGCCACTGAATGACGCATCCCATCTGGCCTCTTTTTCTGGGGATCCATCCAGACAGAAGACCTCGCAAAACTTTCCTGCAGACCTCACGTCGATGAAGATCCCATCCGTGGCCTCCCGGATGCGCTGTCTGGTCGTGTTGTTATCGACGGCGCATATCACGATCCCGTCCAGCGGGTTTCCCATCCACATCCCATTGGTCTCAAAGGTCCCAAGCTGACCAATCGCCTCTATCTTCAAAAGGCCAACCTGGTCCTTTGTGTACGGGGACACCGGGAGATTGCGCGGCTCCACCGTGTCCATATCCCAGACTGACACCTGGCATCCTCTTCTTTCTAATGCCAGTGCCGTCCAGGAACCGAGATGCCCAATCCCAATAACCCTTATCATCTCTCAGCCTCCATTCTAGTTCTACATTGCGCACCACATATCTTGCGGGCGTGATTTTCCATGCCTCGACCGCATCATATTTGGTGAGACCCCCAAACACGACGTTGACGATCCTTAGCCCGTGGGATGCTTGCTTATAGATTGTGTCCCAATCCACCTGCGAAAACGATGGGGCAAATCCATGGACGCCATGTGTATGCCAGTACAATCTGAGCCCTGCGGGCTTCAATCCGGCCTTCAGGGCTTCCATCGTGATGTTGGCCAATGACTCGGCGGACATCTCGTGTTCGCCGACGCTGGCCTCTGTAGTACCGCACCAGATGCGCGTCCATTCGTTGCCTTCCACGTATCCAGCGCCGCCGATTTCCACGTTCGGCTCGGATGCCATGAGCACCGCGATCTTGTGTGCTACATTATCGGTGACGATCAATTTTGTCGGCGCTGCTTCCTCAATGTATCTCAATGCCATGATCTTTCAAGACCTCCACCATCATTTCGTAATCCGGAAAACGGGCCGAGCACACGCACTCGCTGTATCCGCATGTGCAGTGCGTTTGGCCGCACAATATGCACGTGTTCGGATCGTATATCCCGCATTCCGGGCAGACATATTCTATGCATGTCAGGCAATAGTCGCCTTCCATGCAATTGTCACAAAAGTAATCCCCGCATCCATTGCATTTGTGCGGCGTGGACGTATACAAGCCGCAATTCGAGCACGGGCTGAACTCATCGTAGGGATTGTAGCAATCTTCCAGGTTCACCTCGTTGAGGTGCCGGATGACAAGCGCGATTGCCTGCGTGAGGTGACCGCGATCGATAAGAAGTCGCGCGTGAGTCGCCCCTGAACCGATGCACAAGCACCGGTCGCTCGCGCGGTGCGGGTGCTGCTCTCGATAACACCATTGGGAGAACAAAAACTTAGCGCCCAGGGCGATGCCCATAATGTGCTGATGCACATGCCCGTCTGGGTCTTCTGGGAAGACGTTGGCGACAAAGAACACCCCCTTATCTTCCCATTCACCGCTTACCATCGCCTCCAGGGTAGATTCAGAATCTGCAAGTGCATACATGATAATACCTCGATGAGGGCGGGTCGCCATTGACCCGCCCTGCTTACTTAGGCGTTCTTGGTAACGGGCGCGGCAACCAGGTCGCCGGTCACCTCCTCGTCGGAAGCAACTTCATTCCCGTTGCTGTCGAAGACCCGGTAGTCGGATGGGACGATGCCCTGTTCGACCAGTTCTTCCAGGGTGAACCCATCCTCCAACGTGATTTCCCTGCCCTCGCCTACGATCGTGACCTTCATCGCTATTCTCCTTCTGAGAAATGAGATATGATGTCCCTCATCGGGACTCCCTTAGCCATCGCTTCTAGCGCCGACTTTGGCACGTATCGAATGTCGATGGCATCTCCGACGATACGTGCTCCACATCCCAAGGCCGCGTATTGGATGTCGGCGTACCTCGACGCGACCTGTTTGACCGATTCAGTCGGTCCGCTGATTTTGAAGTACCTTTTCCCCCTTTCTACGATGCGGACATCTGGAAAGATGTCACGCATCAACTCCAGCGCTGTCGGCAGCGCCCAGATAATGGCGACCGCCTCGGCTGATGAGACCGGTGGTTGCCACGGCTTCAGGTCAATCTTCAAGAATTTCATCCAGACCTCCCATTATGTGTGCCTCTGCTTCCCTATCTATCGGCCAGGGCGTCTTGCATGCGCGCCAAGGCCGGATGATAAATCCGCAATGTTTGCAGCAGACGCGCTGCATTGCGGAACCATCTACGTACAAGACCTCGTTTTCCGTCTCAGGATGCGAGCACCCCTTTGATGTCCATTTGAGCTCCATGTCATTGGGGATTATGAGGGACATCCTCGCGCCCGCCGCAGAGATCGTGATCGCGACGCCATCGCTGAACCGATCGATGTAGATGTTGTGCGGGTTGCTTGTCATTGCAAGAATGGCGTCGTACCATTGTTTATCCTCAGACCTCTCCATTATTTTCTCCTTATGTAGATTGAGTCGTCTAACACAATGACTTTTTTCGAGGTATCAAGGCCCTCCATTTCGATGTCATTATCGGTCATTGTGTCAACCCACATGTACACATCCCACAGGTCCACACCTGGAACGGATACTTTCTTGGGCGGCGTGTACGTCACGCCCTTGAGCATATCAATGGATATCTTTGACACTTTGTGGAAGTCTTCCCTCTTCAAGGGCGGCCTCATCCCGACGATCTCACGAAACGTGATTTGTGAGCAATCGCGCCATGTATCAACAACGTTGCCGTTGAGCTCCCATACGATGGCGTTCTTTTCCAGCGTTGCTGTCCAGTGCTGGCCATCGACGACGGCGGTCGCTACGCAATCGTCTGTCTCCGATAGGAGCTCCGGCGATGCGCATTTTCGCCCGCCGCAGTAAAGGCGGTCTCTCCATGCTATCTCGGCGGCCTCGATCTTGTGGATGCCGCGATCTGCCGCCATTCTGTCCAACATCTCATTACAGTTTGAGCAAAGTTCTGGATACATAATTATACCTTGGCAGTGGTAACGGGATGCTAGCCCGATGATGCTAGTTCATCACCGATCTCAGATGGCGGTCTAGCCGGATCGCGCTGCTCAGTACGGATTCTGTGTGACCCGCCATCGACTCGACCGTCATCAGGGCTACGGTAGCGACGCATGCCTTTTTCATTGCATCTGCGTCTGGCATGACGACATCCGTCGCTTTCGCTATTGCCATGGCGTGGGGACCGGCGACATCCGCAATGTTCTCCAGGAACCCATCGATGTTCGTGGCAAGGACGATGACCCTCGCCACATCTTCGAACCACTTTGTCAGCTCGCCCATGTCTTAATCCTCCACGAGGCCATCGATCGCGGCCTCAACCTTTGGCATCTTTACCAAGATCGTGTCCACGATGTACGCGGCGGTCGCGGCGTACAGCGCCTGCTTGTGCACTGGCTCATCGGGAAAGAGCCGGCGTGCGATGTTGATGATCGATTTGTCGTGTGGCGACATCCCGGAATCGTCTTCCTCAAAGTTGAACATATCCGGGTTGTCCGCTGCGGCGATAAGCATCGCCCCGATCACTTTCGCCCATTCGCTTGGCTTCACTTTCGGTCTCCTTTTATCGGTGTGGCCCGCCATCGCAGGGCGTCAACCTGTCCCGGCGGGCGAACAAGCCTAGATGTAGACAACACTATCCTCCTTGGTCACCAGCCGCAGCGCGTATGGATGATCTTCGGGCAGAAGGCCGCGGTCGATGAAATCATACGGATTGAGCGTCAAGAGTTCGCGCTCGACATCGTACAATCTCTCCTCGAGGTCGACGTAACGCAGTCTTGCCCTGCACATGTCGACCTCTGTATAGAGGCCGGAGATGTCGACCGTATTGCCATCGATGCGGACTTCCCCATCATTCGCCTTTGCCACGGCAATGGCGGCATGAAGGGTTTCCATATCGAACACCAGATCGCTTACCTTCACGGTTACGTTCATGACATGACCTCCTCTGTTGGAATGAACTTTGGATAACCATCGGACAAGACCACGATATCCGGCAATTCCTTGACACGCTTTGCAATCTTCAGCATGAGAATGACGGCCTCGACTGGATCATCCGGCAGCATGATGTAGAGATCGGCATCTTGCCATTGCCCTGTCGTGAAATGGCAATTGTCGATCTTTTCATCTACTGTGTTTCCGGTCGGCTGAACGACCGCGTAAGTCAGAAACACTTCGCGCTCTGACTTCGATAAGCGCTTTCCGAAATTGACCAGATATTTCACCTTCCTTGCCTTTTCTACCGCTCTTGCGGCCTCTAATCCGGCCTCCAGGTCGACCTTGGCCAATCGTGCTATGGCCATCGCCGCCCAGTCGCCATTGGCCATCCGCATGGCCACGTCGATGTCTGATGCGGCCGCGTAAGCGATGTCGGTCAGATGTCCCATCATTTCCTCCTCATCCGCAGCGCGGGGCGCCCCATACCGCAATAGCTTCAAGATCGATGAGGCTGTTGTCACGCAGGTCGATGACAGTCGGCCAAAGCGGCATTGCATCGCCAATCTTGAGTGCGATGATCGCGGCCTCTATCGGATCGTTCGGCAATCGGACGGTGATGTCGGATGTCCACCACCAATCACCGTCGCGGCCGAGGCTGCGGATCTTTTCTTCCGCGTCATCGCCCTCTGCTTGTAGAAGGCGATAACCGGATACAGTATCTTTTTCCTCGGCCGTCAGCGGCGGCCCAAAGTTAATCAGGTATCTCATTTGTACGAATCCTTGAAGAGCGCGTAGTGATCCATGCCGTCGATACGTCTGGCTTTGGGCTTGCGCATGCAGATGTACGTTGTCATTGCACTATTACCACTCCATTTTCGACGCGGATCCACCTGCCGTCCTCGACCTCGATGTCCAGCAAAGATTCGAGATCGGCAAAATCGATCACATCGTCCGCCATGAGCGCCCTGGACGGTCGCGCCGTACCATCCGTCCAGCACCTCATGATGGTGTCTCCAATAATCCGCACGCGGTTTGTCGGGCGCGGCGCCTCGCAATATGGCTCGTGACGTGTTGCGATCACTCGACCATCCTGCACGATGAGCTTCACGCCACGATCTCGAGGCGCAGCCACGATGTCCTCTATCTCGCCGCAGACGGTATCTCCAACCGAGATTTGCACCCTTTCCCAGCCTTCGCCATTTCGGCGGTAAGCCATTTTGTCAACACATCGGATCAACATTGTATCCTCCTCGTGCACTCTCTCTCGACCGCCTGGATAGTCAGCCCGATCTCCAACTGCTCGAGATGGTCTATCCCTGCCAGAGAGATATCGTCTTCCAGGCTGTCCCAAATGTCTCTGTGGCAGAGGTCGTAGATTTCCAGGATTTCACCATCGTATGTGAGCCCTGGTTGCCCGAGCGCCCCATATGTGGCGATATCGGCGATCTCTTCCTCTGTCAGATTTTCGTCCACCCATTCCGAGATCAACATGTATCCTCATCCCTGGGTGCTAGCCCTGGTCGGATTCGCCGCCGTGATCCTCGATGAATTGCCTAACGAGATTCACGGGAACGAATCCCCAAACGGGATTCTCGCCATCCTGGTATCGATCCCACGAGGGGGGTGGCGGGCTAGTAGGATAGCCCACTTCCACAGACTGATATGGCCCATGGTCATCGCGGGGCGAGCAATAGTGGAGGGATGATGCCTGCACCGATAGCACCGCCCCATCTGTGCAGTGGATATGTGGGGCGATTCGGTCGCCCCAGGTCTTGCCAGATCGGGCAAACTCGCCCGATACGATCTGTTCAAATGTTATCTTTTTCATCGTTCCCTCTCAAATGGTTTCCCTCAGATTTTCCTCCGCCCATTCCGAGATCGGCATTTTTCACAGCCTCCCGTACCATCCGCTTCACGGACGCCCGGAGCTCTTTCACCAGATAGTCGTCCAGACAGCGGTCAATGACCGCCGCGACCACGTTCGCCGCCCAGACGACATCTTTCTCGCGTGTGGCGGGATCGACGATCACCGAACGGTGGTAGGGATACTCGATGCTGACCATTGTCGTATCCGGGGATACCCTAAGGATTGATCCTTCTGGCGTTGAAACGGGGTTTCCCCATTTCAACGTGGCCAGCATCGCGACCCCCGTGATTGCTCCAACCAGTTTCTTCATCCTGCCCCCTTCAAGTCCATTTCTGGACTTATCTTGGGAATGGGTACTGAACGTACACGGCGATATCGGCGTACCCTTCATCGATCTCGATGTCAATGTACCCATCGCCGCCCACAGACGGGTGGCTATCGACAACCTCGATTGAGATCGCCGGGTAGATGTTGTGCATCTCGAAGATCCGATCCCGCTCATCACGGAGCACCGCGTCTATCGCCGTTTCCAATCCTTCCTCTTGCGACCCTGCTCCCCATTCCTCAATGGCATCGACGGTGGCCATTGCCAGCCGGGCGCAATCGGCGTCGGGGGCTCTGATTTTCGTTATCACCTTTCTTCCTTTCTTGGGATTGGGCGCTCGAACGCCCACGTTCCAGGGCTGAGCTTGACCCGGCCGTGGTAATCGCTTCGAATCTGACCAATTCGACCTGTCTCATCCTATCTTCTTTTCTCAATCACAAAAACAGTTCTAGGAACTTGATTTGGGGCATATCCCATTCCGAGCGCGACAGCTTGTAATGGGGTGACCCGCACAGGGCCAATGCATCGTCGATCAGTACATTGGCTGCCACGCCAGATAAGCCTTCCGTTGCTCGTTTGTACATCTCGCCATCGAAGCGCTCGGCGTATTTCTTTTGCGCCTCGGTAGAGGCACGCCTTCCCAATCTAATCCACCAAACGTCCTTAACTTCTGAGCTTACTTTTCTCATTTTACTCTCGATGGCGTTGGTGATTGCTCTCAAGCATTGGGCAGCCCCATACACTTTGTTGGAAAAATCCTCTATCGCGCAATACGATACAATCGTTTCGATGACCCTCTTCGCACGCCATAAATCGTCCATGTTGGGATCGCACCAGCGACCAACTTCCGTGCTCCACCAGCCCTCACGAATGTTGATCTGATTCCCAGATTCCGACCCGGAGATTTCGCCGAACTCTGTTCGTATCGGATTTCCCCATTTTTCGATGACTGTCTTGGCTGCATCGAACACCGCATTTTCTAGTTCCATTCGCTCTTTTCCGATCATCTGATACTCGCTTTCGTTAGAAGAAAAAAGCCGCACCAGATCGAAATCCGGTGCGGCTTGATATTCCCATCGCCTGCAAAGCCGCAAAAGCAGCGATGGGCTATTGTTGTGCGTGTTACGATTGAATGGCCCTGGCTATCGCCTTCATCCGTCTAATCGACCCGGCGACCTTGCCGAGAAAGTCCTCACTTGCACAGTACCGCGCGATCCCAATGACAAGTCTTTCGGCGGTCTCCAGATCGCGCAGCGACGGTGCCTGCCATTCCGATCCCAGTGGGATGGTTCCCCACGCATCTGCCCCTGGCGTCACATAAGCAGAGTATCCATCCCGCGATCTCTCAACTTTGCCAATCCCGGGGGCGATGACGGTCGGCCCCCATCTCTTGCAAATCGCAAGCGCTGCATCCAGTACAGCATTTTCTAGCTCTTTCCGATCCACTTCTTTGCTCCTTTCTTCTTTGCCCGGTGCAGGAGCTCGCCCGGGCCATATCACTTCTTGATGGCTTTCCATAGCGCCCGCGCTGCTCGTCGCCGCTCCCGGCGTGGCCTCAGTACGACGCGGGTGCGATTCCCCTTGTTGTTCCAGGCGCATACGCGCCAGAACCTTCTGTAACTATTCATTCGCCCTCCTCTTGGTCTGCCGAACAGCGCCCATCCCTGGCAGATTCCCATTTCTGGGGATTATCGGCTAGCAATCTTGAAGTTCTTCCAATAGCCGTTTGAGCACATCCCTTGCCGCGTCTACGTTTTCCTTGTCGAGCAAGTCCAGCGCGACCTTCGCAGCCATATAGCATAGCCGATCACAATCTTTGGCGACAGGGATTTGGTTGGCCGCCAAGTCCCAAGCCGCGATTGCGATACAGATTATGCCTACCGCCAATCCTATTACCGAGAGCCACATTTCACTTCCCTCTCTTAGTGCGGATCCCGATTTGAGATTTCAATCGGGCGCGCATTCTGGGTGGTGCGCATTCACGGCCATTCGGCCTAGCGCCTTGGGGACACGCCCGATTGAGCACTTACTACGCGATCCTCTTTCCGATGCTTGCAAAGATCTCATTTTCGCCGACGGATACATCGACCGAGCAGCCATCCGTGAGCTCAAACCCAAACCCCACAGGATGACCGACGATCGTTTCCAGCGATTTCACGATCGGTCGGGCTCGCCTGGTCAGCGCCCAGAACAGTGAGTCGTAATCCGTCCCGGCCTCATCTACCGCCTCAAATACGGCGGCGGTGACCGCGAGGGCAATGCGATGTACGATTGGGTGTTTTTCAGTCATCCGGCATCCTTTCTACCACCCAATCCGGCACATAGATTGGGTGGTGCTTTTCGTACCACCGAATGAACACCCCGGCGATTGCGTGCCCAATCGCTGGGGACAAAAGGATGACGGCCACCACCATATCAATCGCTCCTGCCCGCCTACAATGCCGACGGGCGGGCATAATGGATTACCAGGATACGAGCTTCCCGCCGCACCAGATATCGCGGTGGGCTTCATCGCATTCGGCAACAGCCTTGGCGGTCGCATAGTCTGCCATCGCAATGATTTGCCTGATCTCGGTGATAGCACCATCGGCGTTTCGTCTCACCTCTTTGACGATGTACCAGCCCTCACCGATGTACTCTTTCGCCAAATCAAGAATGTGCCAGCCAGAATATCCGGCCTGGTCGAGGTCATCCGCAAGATCCGCCTGGATGACCTCGCGGTTCTGATCGACGATGATCTTGCCCACCACGGGCAGATCGAGCCTGACGCCACCCTCACGCAGCCCCCTGAAATACGGGCTGCAAATGAGGTCGAGAATGTGCTCGTTCATTGTAAGATCCTTTCTACTTGACGCAGATATGGCAGAGCGCGACCGGGGGCTTTGGCCATGCTCTTCCCGTGAAAAGAGCGGAATCCCCTTTGGCCCGCCTATTATCGCCCGACGGGCGGGGCATTAAGACTACCAGGATACAAACTTCCCGTTACGCCATATATCGCGGTGCTCCTCATCGCATTCCGCGATCGTTTTGGCTGTGTCGTAGTCTGGAGTTATGGCGACGATCCTTCCACCATTGCCATCGACTTCCTTGACAATGTACCACCCTTGACCGAGATAATTCTCGACCGCTTCAAAGTCGAATCCTTCCCGATCCAGGTCGTGGGCTAAATCGGCCCACACGACCATGCGTTTCTGGTCGACCCTGACCAGGCCGACCGCAGGAAGGTCCAGCTCGATGTGAGCCCCGACCAACCTATGGAAATGCGGATGCCATAGCAGATCAACTACATTCTCGATCATGTTAGATCCTTTCTACCTGACATAGATGTGATCCGGCACGACCTCTCCATACCTGCCCCTGACCCTTCCTGTACGACGATCCATCCTACCGTCCTCTACAGCCAGATCGCCCACGGAAAGATCTTGTACCAAGACGCAAATGTTGGTTCCATTGCGGATGCCCTTGATATCCGCCCAGAACCAGCCAATGATTTCCCTATCATCTCTTGGCAGCATGGGACGATAAGGAACCTGTCGCAAGATCTGCCTTGAGATTGTCAGGACCGCGACCTTGACCGGGATCTCTTTTTTGATCATGAGTATTTCCTTTCTAGTGTAACGATATCACCGTGGATATGGTAACGATACTATCACGTCCATGGTAACGATACCATTGTGGGTGATAGTGGGGGATACGCTGCGCTCGCCTCGACCATCGCGATTATGCTTTTGTTAACCATCGTTCCCCCCGGATTATGGCTAACACAATCCGTGAGGCGCGATGATCTGCTTTACCCATTGCACTTTGTGATAGTCTGCTTTACGTACCAGAGTTTGCAATGGGTAACTTTTACGCTAGCAGAGAAGGGAAAGAGCGCATGGCCGGCCGCTATAGCCATGCGCTCTGCTAGTGGTACTCTGCTAGTTGGTCTTGTCCTTTGACTTGGGGGGCGCGAAAAACTCAGTGTAGCCTTGCGCCCAAGGGCCCACATCGGACAAGTCTACCACGCCGGCCGATCCGCCGGCATGGATGCCGCCCAACATGTTGTCCTTGTGTGCCTTGGACAAGGCATTGGTACCCTTGCCGTAACCGGCAAGCTTGCCGGCCAAGACATAGATCACCTTGCGAAAACCAGTTCGGCTTGTGATACCCATGTCTACGTCCTTGCTTGACGCGACCGGCTTGTTGTCCTTCCACACAAGCCAAGACCTAGGTGATCCGTAGATCGTCCAAACGCTTCCGTAAGCTTTGCAAGACCACGCAAGAGCCGTAAGATCGGACGTCGCCGCGCGCCCTGTGCTCGGGCGCCCCCCACAAGCCTTGACGAACGCAAGTACTGCTTCTGTCTTGCGTCGCTCTTGGAGAAGCGACTTCTCGACCTGAAGTTTCTCTCGCTCGCTCGCAATCTCTGCAAGGCGCTTCTCTCGATCCGCAAGCATACTGGCAATCTCGCTTGCTTCCTTCCCAGCCAAGGCTTGCGCAAAAACTGAGAAATCGAGCCCTTGCCGCTCTTGTGCAAGAGCGGCTAGTTGTTTCTCGATCGCGTCGATCTGCTCTTGCGCCTCCACATCGTCATACTCACGCCAAGTGCTGCAAGCAGCCGACAGCGCGCTACAGAGTGTGATTGTAGGGAAGCGTTCGATCACATTGCGTAGATCGACACTCTCGAAAAACTCTTCCGATGCGCCCGAGATTAGGTCTTTGTACGACATGATTTTCCTTCCTTCCTAGTCTATTTGGCTGGTAAAGAGCGGCCGTATGCGCCTCCACGCACACGCCAAGTATACCACAGGGCGCCGAGACTTGCAAACGCGCTTTACAGAACACAACGTAACACAACCTCACGCGCCCTCGAGCGGGCGCTACTTGGCAATATCTACGTTCAGTCAATTTTAAGGTTATTTATGTCAACTAGTTTGGCGGCTTGCCGGCGTATCGGTCTTACGTGTAACAGTGTAACAGTATGTTGCCCTTACGCGTATCGGTGTATCGGTGTATCGCCGTATCAGTGTATCGGTCTTACATGTAAGGCGCGTATCGCACTTACATATACGCTATGTATTGCAAGCCGCGCTGCAGCTAAAAAAGTATTGCAAGTGCTATCTGGCATTCCCTAGGCATAGCAAACTGTCGTTTGTGTATACACACTAGCTAACGTTATCCCTAGGTTGCGCAAGTGTTAATACAATATCGTCACGGCACGCTAAGTATCGCTAAGTATCGCCAGTTATACATAAAAGTACATCGTTAATCGTCATTTATCAAATACCCCCCATCTGTTTTCTCGTGCACCGTACTGCTACGACAGCGATAGTCCCCTCCTCCCCCCAAATCACCCCCATGCCTCATCGGGATGCCGCCCCCTCGCATTCACTCCGCGCCCTTGTCCCTATCTCTCCCTCATCAGGCGCCTCCTCTTTGTGATATCACCACATTGGGATCATCGAGCGGTCCCTCGATCTGTCTTCCGGTTCATTCTGCAGGGATGCATCTGCCCGGCATCTAGTCCTGTGTAGCTGCCGCAGAGCGTAGTAGATCCTCCCATCTTTTACGCTTTTCTTCCATTAGCTTTTTTTGGTACTCTTCCCGCCCTTGTTCGGCTTTGCATCCAAGATGCCCATCTGCTAGCATACATACAATGGTCAGCGCCATAAGCCATTTATTCCCATCCATAGTCTTTTGCCTCGTGTATGTGTGTGTGTCCGAGTACTTCTATCACGTATGCTTTGCGCGTCTCCAGCCCTTCTAGGGTGCGCCACTTTTCCCATAGGTGGGACAGAAACATCTTGATCATCTTGCGCAGGCCCCTGAGGTGCTGGTGCATCGGCTTGAGGTCCGGATGCTTTTCGCGCTCTTCGTAGTATAGGTGCGTGTAGGGGCTGTGAGACCTCAAAAACGCCAGGGCTACCAGGTATAGGATGGTCTTTAGCTCACCACAGTAATGACGAGTTTCCCCCTTTTTGGCCCTCTCCGCTTTTCCGTCTACTACCCCATACCCCGCGTATCTCCATAGCTGACTGACGGTGTTGCATTTGCGGATATCTATGTACGCCACCAGTCTGGATGCAAGTTTTGGCCCGATGCCCTTGATCTTTAGCAACTCGTGATAGATAGGGTGTTCTTTTGCAGTTTGCTCGATCTCCTTATCGAGCCTGTCCTCAAGTCCAATAATAGACTCGCACAGTTCCAACAGCTCCTCTTTGTACAAACCGTCTCTGCCCAAACGATTTTGCAGCCCGATACGCACTCTCTGTAAATGCTTCTGCAACGCAATATAACGCTTCATAATGATCGGCTCTCTCCTTCACGCTAGTGGGTGGTGGATCTCTTATATGGTACCTCTCTGGTAATGGGTCTCTTACATAATCGCTTACCCATATGTGGATCTCTCGAATTACACGGCTCGCTCCATTTTCTGGTTCTCTCATATAGTGTGGCTCGCTTCCATTTTCTGGATCTCTTGTACAATGAGGCTCGCTACTTCATTCTGGGTCTTCTCGTATAATACGGCTCGCTACACCCCACTGGGTCTCTTGTACAATATAGCTATGGCATCAAGCCCCTTTCCACTTTAATGCCAACTTCCGCCCTTATCACACTCCCAACCGTTTTCCACCTGACGGCGGTCCAATAGTCCACCTCCGCCAGTATGTTGTACTCCGTCATCCACTCCCACGCCCCATCGGTCCCGGGCGGCATGGCGCAGTCCGCGACTAGAAACTTTTCCCACTCGCCGCCGACAGGCCTCAAATACATGATGTCCCCGATGCGGTCGCAGTCCCTGACCGCCACGTAACCGTCCACCCCCGGCAATGGATATGGCAACTGTTCCCAGGCCACGCGGTTGGCCACAACCTCCTCCATTACCCCTGGGCTGTATTGCGACACGATGCCCGCGATAAGCACGATGATGTGAAAAGCAGTCATTGAAAATTGAAATCCACTTCGTCTATGGCGTCCCGCAACAATAGGTCGAGCCTGTCTCTGGCCGCCCTCTCCGCTAACAACGACGCACGACGCCTGAGATGAGATTTGTACGCCCCCAAGTAATCGTTTCTCAGTGCCTCGTACCATTCATCCGATGGCTCCGGCAGATCGCAAAAATGCTCCTCCAGCCAGCACCTCACGGCATCGCGCACCTTCTCGTCAAGATACCTGGTAATGGGAGAATTCCGCCCGTTGCAGTGGTCTATTTCCCATCGCCCATAAGAGTCGTCGAAACCCAAGAGCTTTGCAATCGTATCATGCAGCCGCTCGTCCAACATCTCGCGGATCTTACCGTCGATGTCCCTGGACCAATCCCTGAACACGCGGTTTACTAGCTCTTTTACGTTCATTTCACACCCTCCTGATGATGTTGATCAATCAAGACAACACAAATTCGCGCTTGCTAAATGCACATTTTCCATCTTACCCCCAATTGCTAATGATGAGCGCTATTAGCGATATGACTGGAATGCCAAAGACCAAAAGCAATCCGAGCACAAACCATACCGCCTCTTCTTCATTCCTTTTCATCTTCTCCCTCTATTTCCCTGCCATCGATCTCGACCATATGCGGTTCCACCGTCACTCCTCAGCCTGTACCAGCGAAAACATCCCAAATGGTAGTACCGCCCGCCGAGTATGGTGTATCCCATCCCGCGCAGGATAGGATTGTGGCATTCCCAGCAGCGCTCGCCTATGCAGTATGTGCAACCACCAGTTGTAATATCCCCCACAAAACACACTTGACACTTATCCATCATTTCCTCACCGGATGCAACGCCGGATACAGCCACCGATACGCAGGATACGGTTCGTGTCTTACCAAATCCAGCGCCAATACATCCCCATCCAGCATCCTTTTGAAGCACCTCAGCGCATGCCGACAGTTGTGTTCCTCGCAAAATCGAATCCACCGGTTGTATCTTGTCCTCAGCATCTCGACTCCTAAAATGGCAGGTCTGATCCGCGCAAGCTATCCCTGATGATCCCCGCGTACTCTGGCTTGGCCTCGATGCCAATAAAGTGCCTCCTATACGCCAGGCTTACCACGCCAACCCTCCCCGTCCCGGCAAATGGGTCGAGCACTGTGCATGGAACGCTCCCCGCATCATGCCCGCAGGTGCGGTACGGATCTTTGCACACCGCGCAGCACCCGCTCGAGCTTGTACCGGCCAACACCATTGGCTCTACCAGATCTGGCGGGAACGCGGCGTAATGCGGCCCCTTGTACGGTTTTGGGCTGATCAGCCAGACGCTGCGCAATTGATGGTCTCCTGTAGCATGCTTTACCCTGACCGCCTCGTTATCATAAAAGTATTGTCTGCTCTTGGAGAGCAAAAACACGTACTCATGCGTTCCTGTGGGGCGATCCGTCTGGGATCCCGGCATGGCAGAACCATACGTAGCTATTCCCAGGCCGTCCCATCCCTTCGCCCAGATGATGTCGCTCCTCAAATACCATCCATCTGCCTGGAGGGCCAAGGCTACCATCCAGGGTATGGGCACCAAATCCTTTGGCTTGAAGCCAGCAGGGACACCAAACACGGGCAGGTTCACGCTTCCACGATTTGTGCGTTGCTTTGGACCGTGAGAAGGTCCGTTCCTGGACATCCCTTTGCCACTACCGGCATAGGACGATCCCAG